ATCGGATACTACCACCGTGAAGATGGCCCTGCTTTTGAGTGGGCCAACGGAGGCAAAGAATGGTGGCTAAACGGAAAGTATCACCGTGAAGATGGTCCTGCTTGTGAATGGCCCGACGGAACCAAAGAATGGTATCTAAACGGAAAGTACCACCGTGAAGATGGCCCTGCTATTGAAAGGGCCAACGGAGACAAATGGTGGTATCTAAACGGAAAGTACCACCGTGAAGATGGCCCGGCTCGTGAGTTTGCCAACGGATACAAAGTGTGGTACCTAAACGGAAAGTGCCACCGTGAAGATGGCCCTGCTTGTGAGTATGCCAACGGAGACAAAAGATGGTATCTAAACGACGAAGAAGTCAACCCGGAAACCGTTGTGGATCTATGGCTCGCAAAAAACATCTACTGCATTTACAATAAAGAAACAGACAGTTTAGAGTTTGAGTAAATGAATAAACCTGAATGTAAAACCTATGCCAACGGAACCAAAGAATGGTGGCTAAACGGAAAGTATCACCGGGAAGATGGCCCTGCTCGTGAGTTAGCCAACGGAACCAAAGAATGGTATCTAAGCGGAAAGTATCACCGTGAAGATGGTCCTGCTATTGAATGGGCCAACGGAACCAAATACTGGTATCTAAACGGAAAGCGCCACCGTGAAGATGGCCCTGCTATTGAAAGGTCCAACGGAGGCAAAGAATGGTGGCTAAACGGAGATCTCCACCGTGAAGATGGCCCTGCTCTTGAGTTAGCCAGCGGAGACAAGTGGTGGTATCTAAACGACGAAGAAGTCAACCCGGAAACCATTGTGGATCTATGGCTGGCAAAAAACATCTACTGTCTTTACAATGCTGAAACAAACAGTTTGGAGTTTGAGTAAATGAATAAACCTGAATGTAAAACCAATGCCAACGGAACCAAAGAATGGCGGCTAAACGGAAAGTATCACCGTGAAGATGGCCCTGCTGTTGAAAGGGCCAACGGAGGCAAAGAATGGTGGCTAAACGGAGAACCCCACCGTGAAGATGGCCCGGCTATTGAGTGTACCAGCGGATACAAAGTGTGGTACCTAAACGGAAAGTACCACCGTGAAGATGGCCCTGCTATTGAGTTAGCCAACGGAACCAAAAAATGGTATCTAAACGGAAAGTACCACCGTGAAGATGGCCCTGCTATTGAGTTAGCCAACGGAGACAAAGAATGGTATCTAAACGGAGAACCCCACCGTGAAGATGGCCCTGCTATTGAAAGGGCCAACGGAGGCAAAGAATGGTATCTAAACGACGAAGAAGTCAACCCGGAAACCATTGTGGATCTATGGCTCGCAAAAAACATTTATTGTATTTATAACAAAGAAACAGACAGTTTGGAGTTTGAATGAGAGAACTAGACTCTTCGCACTTTGCCAAGAACAATGAAAAATAAAATAAAAGAAGGAGACCTTGTAGAATACCAATACCCGCCAGAACACTTATTTAGAACATTTGGGTTGGTTGAGAGAACAGAAAAAGATAAAGTAATGGTCCAGTGGTTATGGACAGAAAACCTTGAAGGCGAAATAGAAGAAGGAGAAAACCAACCAAGACAAAACTATCCTATCTCTTATAGCCTAAATGAAGAAGGGCTCTCTTGGCGACTTCGGCTGGTTGCATAAAACTAAACCTTGACTGGCCAGCAAAATAAGTTTATGGTATTATTATAAGCCAATGGAGATCAAGATGAAGAAAAAAGTATGCAATAAATGTAACAAAGAAAAAAGCCTAACAGAATACCATAAGCATAAGAAGGGAAAAGATGGTGTTACGTCTGCTTGCAAAGAATGCAGAAACGCCTATAGTAAAAAGTATTATCAAGAAAATCCAGAAAAAGAAAAAGCCCAAAGGAAAAAGTGGAAAAAAGAAAATCCAGAAAAAGTAAAAGCCTATAGGAAAAAGTATTATCAAGAAAATAAAGAAAAAGTAAAAGCCAGACACAAAAAGTATTATCAAGAAAATCCAGAATACGACAAAGCCTATAGTAAAAAGTATTATCAGGAAAATAAAGAACAAGTAAGAGCCAGAAAGAAAAAGTATAGAGAAGAAAATAAAGAAAAAGAAAGAGCCAGACACAAAAAGTATTATCAGGAAAATCTAGAAAAATTAAGAGCCATCAACCGCCTAAAAAATTCCAAACGAAGAGCACAAAAAAGAAACACACAAGTGGAAGTTATAACAGATGAACTTCTAAAAGAATATTGGATCAAGAAAAACATTGATCCCCAGCGTTGTTTTTATTGTGAAGAAGGGTTATACGAACATTTAGAGCACTGCATTCCATTATCAAGAGGCGGCACACATACAAAAGACAACTTGGTGCCGGCTTGTGCTTCTTGCAACTTATCCAAAGGAACCAAGACACCGGATGAATGGGAAGGTTAGCGTGAGTTGCAAGAGCCCCACCTTTTTCACACTTGGCCAAGAACACAAAAAAAAGAAACATAAAACAAAACAAAACACAATCCTTATAACAAAACAAAACCCAGTATGCTATAACAATACCATAAGGGGGGAATAAACCTAAATAAAACCCTTAGTAAAGAATAAGTCCCACAACCAAAAGAACTATAGGCTTTATAAACAAAAAGGCTCTCTCAGGGGTTGGGGTTAAACACACCTATTTTACCCAATCAAGAACATAGTAAATAGTATCGAATAAACCAAAACGCCAATGCCCCTCAAACCCCCTTGTATACTGCCTCTAAGCGCTATCCAAGCCCTTTGTTAGACCATCCCCAAATACAAAAAAACCCCCGATTGAAACACCGGGCGCCGAACGAAACTAAAGCCTGACTTAATGTTCTTGTTGCACTTTATCTTTCCCTAGGGAGATCCTTATAAAGCCAGAAAAGATAGATTTTATGTTTTTGATCTTGCCTAAACTCTAAAAATAGGCTATAATGGGCTTCCAAAAGGGTAAAGTAAGGCAAATCTCAAAAATAGGGCAAATCGGGAAAGCCGCTAAAACAGCGGGGTTGATATGGGTAGCCCCTAGGGAAAGATAAACAAAATACCTAAAAACCCCCTAAAACCACCCAAATATCCCAAAATGACGCCTTCTTAAAATAGCCAAAGTTAAAATCCCCAGTGTTTATGCGGGGTTGGTTTAGGTTCCTCCGCAAGAAAGATAAAACGTTTTCGCTTTCATAAGTTAGACGAATAAAGAAGGGATCTTATCCATAAATAACGCCAATTAATGCAAATGAATTGAAACAAAGATCTCGGCCCCCGGCGATTGAAACTATTCGCTATTGAAACAAATCACCCCGGCCGGACGTTTTTTTCACTTTGTGTGGATAAGATCCTCCCCCCGATCGTCTAACTAATGAGCCACCGGGGACGGTGGAGAACGAACGCCGGCCGGGTTGGCGAAATGGCAAACGCAGGAGACTTAAAATCTCCCGATCTTTATGATCTTGCGGGTTCGAGTCCCGCACCCGGTATTCTAATTGAAACAAAACCAAATACGGAACGCTAGCTCAGTTGGTAGAGCATCGGCCTTTTAATGCTTTTATACTTTTACATTATTTTTTTATTAGATCTTCATTAAGTGTTAAGATCACCAAGATCTGAAACAAAACCAAATACGGGACGCTAGCTCAACTGGTAGAGCATCGGACTTTTAATCCGCAGGTTCGGGATTCGATCTCCCGGCGTCCCACTAAAAAAAGTAGTGTTTAAACAAAAAAGTATAGTTAAAAGTCATTTAGCATACTATTTATAGTAGTAGTTAAAAAGGAGAACTATACTATGAAAACGAAGAAATGTTATACGTGCGGCGAGATGAAAAGCCCCACTGAGTTTAATAAGAATAAAGGTAAAAAAGACGGACTTAATAGTATTTGCCGAGAATGCTCTAAGGAGAGATCAAGAAAGTATTATAAAGAAAATACTGCCGAGCATAAAAGGGCAGTGTATGAAACAAACCTTAGACATAAAGAAAGAAACAAAAAATGGGCGTATGAATACCTGTTAGATCATCCGTGTGTTGATTGTGGCGAAGAGGATCCCATTGTTATGGAGTTTGATCATTTACCGGAATACGAAAAGAAATACGAAGTAGCAGGAATGATCATTAATGGCTATGCGATCGAGACCATAAAAAAAGAAATAGATAAATGCGACGTTGTATGTGCGAACTGTCATAAGCGTAGAACGTCAAAAAGAGGAAACTGGTATAGGTATAAACTATCCCAGGAACAAAGCGGCAAACTAATTGACGAAACCGGCGTTTTATGTGGATAAGATCCTCCGCTTGATCGTCTAACTGATGAGAGGGATCCTCGGTTCGATCCCGAGAGGTTCCACTTCTTCAAACCACAAAGAAAGGAAAGAAAATGGCTAAAAGAAATGAACAAGTTGTCAACGCTTGGGCTAATAGTGAAAGCGCACGAAATGGTCGCCACTCACTTCACACGGATGGAAGCAACCTTTATTCATACAATCTTCTTATTGGGTTTACTTCCGAGAATGGAAACAAAGTAGCACTAGAACATAGAGCGCCACACTTTGTATCTCAAACAACTTCATGTCATGTTGGAATTGCTACAAGGTATGCCAATGCTTGTATTCATCCAAAGTATGCTCCAAAGCGCTAACCAATAAAAACCATAAAGCTCAAACAAAAAATGATTGAATATAAAGTAAAAGTGTGGCCCAACGGAGACAAATTTTGGTTTGTTAACGGAGAGCGCCACCGTGAAGATGGCCCTGCTAATGAGTATGCCAGCGGAACCAAACTGTGGTATCTAAACGACAAGTGCCACCGTGAAGATGGCCCTGCTATTGAGTTAGCCAGCGGACACAAAGAATGGTATCTAAACGGAAAGAAACTTACCGAAAAAGAACACCAAGATCAAACTCAAGGATGTGCATGCAAAGTAATTGAGATCGACGGAAAGAAATACAAACTAGTAGAAGCATAAAATGATTGAATATAAAGTAAAAGTATGGCCCAGCGGCCGCAAAGAATGGTATCTAAACGATAAGCTTCACCGTGAAGATGGCCCGGCTATTGAAAGGGCCAACGGAGACAAAGAATGGTGGCTAAACGGAGTTCTCCACCGTGAAGATGGCCCTGCTCGTGAGTTAGCCGACGGAACCAAAGAATGGTGGCTAAACGGAGTTCTCCACCGTGAAGATGGCCCTGCTATTGAGTTAGCCAGCGGACACAGAGAATGGTGGCTAAACGGAAAGCAGCTTACCGAAAAAGAACACCAAGATCAAACTCAAGGATGTGCAAACAAAGTAATTGAGATCGACGGAAAGAAATACAAACTAGTAGAGGCATAAAATGATTGAATATAAAGTAAAAGTGTGGCCCAACGGAGCCAAAGAATGGTATCTAAACGATAAGCTTCACCGTGAAGATGGCCCGGCTATTGAAAGGGCCAACGGAGACAAAGAATGGTGGCTAAACGGAAAGCGCCACCGTGAAGATGGTCCTGCTATTGAGTATACCAACGGAACCAAAGAATGGTGGCTAAACGGAAAGCGCCACCGTGAAGATGGTCCTGCTGTTGAAAGGGCCAACGGAACCAAATGGTGGTATCTAAACGGAAAGCAGCTTACCGAAAAAGAACACCAAGATCAAACTAGTCAATGTACAAACAAAGTAATTGAGATCGACGGAAAGAAATACAAACTAGTAGAGGCATAAAATGATTGAATATAAAGTAAGAGTGCATGCCAACGGAACCAAAGAATGGTTTCTAAACGGAAAGCTTCACCGTGAAGATGGCCCGGCTCTTGAGTTTGCCAACGGACACAAATCTTGGCATCTAAACGGAGATCTCCACCGTGAAGATGGCCCGGCTGTTGAATGGGCCAACGGAGACAAAATGTGGTGGCTAAACGGAAAGTATCACCGTGAAGATGGCCCTGCTGTTGAAAGGGTCGACGGAGACAAAGTGTGGTTCCTAAACGGAAAGGAGCTTACCGAAAAAGAACACCAAGCTCAAACTCAAGGATGCACAAGCAAAGTAATTGAGATCGACGGAAAGAAATACAAACTAGTAGAAGCATAAAATGATTGAATATAATGTAAAAGTGTGGCCCAGCGGAAGCAAAGAATGGTATCTAAACGGAAAGTATCACCGTGAAGATGGCCCTGCTGTTGAAAGGGCCAACGGAGACAAAGAATGGTGGCTAAACGGAGATCTCCACCGTGAAGATGGCCCTGCTGTTGAGCGCTCCAACGGAGACAAAGAATGGTGGCTAAACAGAAATTTCCACCGTGAAGATGGCCCTGCTATTGAGTTAGCCAACGGAACCAAACTGTGGTTTCTAAACGACAAGCGCCACCGTGAAGATGGCCCTGCTGTTGAGTTAGCCGACGGAGGCAAAGAATGGTGGCTAAACGGAAAGCAACTTACCGAAAAAGAACACCAAGATCAAACTAGTCGATGTACAAACAAAGTAATTGAGATCGACGGAAAGAAATACAAACTAGTAGAAGCATAAAATGATTGAATATAATGTAAAAGTGTGGCCCAACGGAGACAAAGAATGGTATCTAAACGGAAAGTACCACCGTGAAGATGGCCCTGCTTGTGAGTATACCAATGGACACAAAGAATGGTATCTAAGCGGAAAGCTTAACCGTGAAGATGGCCCTGCTGTTGAAAGGGCCAACGGATCCAAAGAATGGTGGCTAAACGGAGATCTCCACCGTGAAGATGGCCCTGCTATTGAGTTAGCCGACGGAACCAAAGTGTGGTATCTAAACGACAAGTGCCACCGTGAAGATGGCCCTGCTGTTGAAAATGCCAACGGAACCAAACTGTGGTATCTAAACGGAAAGAATCTTACCGAAAAAGAACACCAAGCTCAAACTCAAGGATGCGCAAATAAAGTAATTGAGATTGATGGAAAGAAATACAAACTAGTAGAGGTATAAACTATCCTAGGATCTATATAAAGCACCCTGCACCGCCATCAGTCTTCTAAACTGATCTCAAACTAGGTGGAAGGAGAGCGAGTGGTTCGATTCCACCAGGGTGCACTATAACGGCAAACAAAACAAGATCAAAGAAAAAATAAAACAAAACAAATGTCTAACAAGAACAAAAAGAAAACAACTAAGCCCCGACGCAACCCTTATCACGAGGTTATGAGAACCCTATTCAAACCATCAACCATTCCAGATCAAAGAAAACAGAATAACAAGAAAGCCTGTAGAGGAAAGGTAAGGGAAGACTAAAGCAAAACTAACCGTTACGTTATATATAAAACAAAATTAAACCCCTTATTGAAACAAATAAGGGGCCGAATAAACCGACTACGATAGGAGAGGCCCCCATCGATTTTGTTTTTAGGTTTTTCGGCCCCCGCTGCACGCCGCCCCACCGGAGCGACGATTGGCGATTTTGTTTTTATTCCGATCGGCCGATTTCAGTCCAATGCGGCGAAGCGTCCTGCCATCTGGCTTGGCAACAATCGCACCAATCTTCGTATACCAAAACCTCCCTATTTGTTCGGTCCAGGCAAGCAACGTCGCACCAACCAGCGACAATATCCTCGCAGTCAGTCATGGCCGCCTGTTCTAGTTCCAGCTGCCTCGCTTCAGACCGTCGGACAAGTTCTTGATCAAGTTCGTTCATTACTGCCATGGTAAGATCATACATAGCGAAGCTCCAAAAAGTTTAGGGGAAAAGTGAAAGGGGGCCGAAGCCCCCGAGCCGCCTTACTTGGCGACCGTCTCGCCGGAGAGGACCGAAGCGAAATCATCCTCGCTTGAGGTCAGGAAGAAGAACACCGGAGGCGCCCCCCGCTTGCCCGGTTCGCATTCCATCTTGCGAGCCGAGTCGATGAAGCCGCCAGCTCTGAGCTTGGCGAGGTGCTGCGCAACCGCATTGCGCTTGACGTTCGAACCGCCTTCAAGCAAGACGTTGTGAACGTCCTCACACGTCGGACCGTATTGATCCGGGTCGGTTGAGAAGCCGACAAAGCCCATAAGGACGTTTGCGACAGTCGATTGACGAACGGTGTCCGTCTCACGAGTGCGGCGAGCCTCGGCAGCAAGCGAAGCGGTGAGATCGTAAATCTCCTCACGGCGGGATTCGATGCGAACGTCTCGCAGCGTGTATCCGAGTTGAGCCATTGCGATTGCCTTGAAGTTCTGATTAGCCATTGTTTACCTCGTGGGTAGAAAGAAAGGGCGGCTGAGCCCCGTTACATTAGTTAGACGATTAAGCGCCGGATCTTATCCAAAGAAAGTTCAGTTTTCTTCAGTTCGATTCGGCTGACTTGGCGTTGCCGCTTTGTCGTCGCTCTCCCGTCTCTCATTAGTTAGACGATCGAAGGCCGGATCTTATCCACATAAAGTGAAATAAAGTGATAAAAGATGAAAAGTCCAATGATTACGGTAGGTTACAGTAATCGGCCCCCGTCGAGCACTTTTATTGCTTTTATGTGGATAAGATCCGCCCGTTGTTCGTCTAACTAATGAAGCGGGAAACACCTGCTAACCCTTACACACTTACGGGGTGCGCCGTATTGGTCGGTTTTAAACTGCGCTTGCGCAGGTTGGGCGAGAATCCCTTGCACGCCACACTTGGACCTGAACCCATCACAAAGGAAGAAAATGGACACTTTCGAAGACACTTGCGAGATCTGCCTTGAGCCCCTTTCAGATGAGTGGCCGTGCGCTAGCTGTGAAGCCGAAGCGGAAGAGCTGGATCAGGCTTTCTTTGGGGATTGGGGGGACTGATAGAAATCGGCCCCCGGTCGCCACTTTATGTGGATAAGATCCTCGACTTGATCGTCTAACTAATGAAACCAGCACAAAGGAAAGAACATGAAAAGAACCAAACGAACCATCGGATACGAACTCTATCAAGACGGACAGTTGACCAAGAGCTTTCGAGGCAAGGGCGCTGAACGTCAATTAAAGATGCATATGCGGACGGTGACCGAATATGATCGGATCATCCAGAAGGTTCGCCAGAAAGATGGATCGATCAAGTGGCATTTCTATAAGACAGATCGCAACGTACTTTGATTTTATGTGGATAAGATCCTCGTCTTATTCGTCTAACTAATGAACCCAACGCAAAGGAAGAAAATGCAGCGCACTATTCAAGAAGCCGCCGAGTGGATCAACAATTGCCTCCACCTTAAGCCCGGTTTGGTTGCCGATATCGAAGTGCTCGCCACCGATCAAGGCTTTGCCGAAGACGATGACGGGATCCGATCGGTAGCTTATCAAGGTTGGCGAGTCGAGGACTTTCAAGAGTTGCTTGGCTTGATTTCGTAATAAATCAAACTTTATGTGGATAAGATCCTCGTCTAGTTCGTCTAACTAATGAACCCAACAAAGGAAGAAAATGATTGAACTACTTTTCGCAAGCTATCTCGCTCTTGGCTTTGTCGGCGCCCTCGCAACCCTCTAATCGGAGTATACTTTATGAATTGCACTTTTACTATCAATCGAGACGGAACCATCCACGCTTGGCACTCACGAACCAATTCCGATATGCCATTCGGGCGGGTTAGTCTTACCGAGCTGCTACAGGGCCTGCGTAAATGGGAAGCCGGCGCCCTGATCCAAGATGCGCTCCCTTTCCTTGACGCCGACCGTCGGGAATTCATCATGACCGGGATGACTCCGGCAATGTGGAATGAAATGTTTCCGGAAAATTGTGGATAAGATCCGGCCCCCGTTCGTCTAACTAATGAACCCAACATAAGAGGAAAGAAAATGATTGAATATAAAGTAAAAGTGTGGCCCAAGGGCAAAGAATGGTGGCTGAATGGAGTACTCCACCGTGAAGACGGCCCGGCTATTGAATGGGCCAACGGATCCAAAGAATGGTGGCTGAATGGAAAACCCCACCGTGAAGACGGCCCGGCTGCTGAATATGCTGACGGAAGCAAAGAATGGTATCTAAACGGAGAACCCCACCGTGAAGATGGCCCGGCTGTTGAATGGGCCAACGGATCCAAAGAATGGTGGCTGAATGGAAAACCCCACCGTGAAGACGGCCCGGCTGCTGAATATGCTGACGGACGCAAAGAATGGTATCTAAACGGAGATCGCTTGACCGAAGAACAACACCGGCAGCAAACACAAAGCTACACCGGAAAGTTTGTTGAGATCGATGGAAAGAAATACAAGCTCACTGAGGTATAGGAATGGACGCAGAAAGTATCAAAGACGTTTTAGGTGGTATCGCTATTGGCTGTATGTTGATCGCAGGATTGTGCTTGGCCTTTGTGCTTTGACAATTTTGTTTTGTTGGGGTAGGGGTCCCCCCTCCCCTCCCCCGGAACCAGGTTGGCCCGTGGGAGAATGGCCTCCGGCCCGGCTAAGGACACTCGCAACACGCACAGAAAATTTTCAAGATTTTAGACCCCCCTCCCCCTATAAGAAAAATAAGGCCCCCCAAAAAAATCCCCGTAGAAAATTTTTCAGTTTTTAAGACTATTTATAAAGGAACATTATTATAAAAGGAGAAAGTCAATGAAGCTCACAAAGCACTACCTTGAAACTTTGGTTGAGGAGATTTTGGTTGAAGCTTCAGAGGAACGCATTCCTTCCGAAGGGGGCAATACAACGCTATACCACTTTACTCAAGAATCTCCGGAGAACGCAAAAGAAAAAATCTTGCTTGATCCAGAGAAATTCGGAAAAATGGGTTATTCAAAAAAAGATTTGGCGATTTCGGCGGTTCCTCGCACGTTTTTCTATGTGAATCCAGCAGAGAAAGAAAGTTTTTTCGCTAGCAAGGCGCTTTATACAGCAAACGTTCCCACGGCCGACATTTATAATCTTGTCGATGACCCGGAGGGGGTGAAAGCGGCAGTCCGAAAAGAAAACTATAACATTCTTGACATGGATCAGGTGCTAAAAAAGGTTTCCGGATGGCAACAAGGCGCTTGGGGCACCGAAAACCAAGGAAAATGGATAAAAAATCCTGGTATGGCCGATGGGATGTACTATGAAACACCAAATTTTGCCGTTGTGGTAATGTTCCGGCCCGTTGAGGCTTTTCTTTCCGACGAACAAACCTCTTAGGCATCAAAAAATTTAAAAAATATTCGAAACTATTTATAAGGCAAGAAACATTTTCAGAAAAATTTTAAAGGAGAAACAAAGTGAAAATCACAAAAGAATACCTAATTGGAGTTATTAAAGAAGAAATTTCTGCTGTTATGCATGAAACTGAAGGTGGTGACATGAATCGGGCTCGGCTTAAGTTTCTGTATGGCTTCAATCCCCAAGAGGTTGAAGCGACCCTAGCTTTCCTTGATGGCGATGATAGAGAATTCGAGACGGCTTACCGCAAAGATTCACACGGATATGAGGTCAGCCCCTATGATATGCTCCTCAAACACTATAGTGAGAACGGAGAGATGCCATATGGCACGCAGAAGGCAAGAGACGGTGACCCTTTCGACTGGCTCTTCGATCGAATAACACGTGAATTAGGTGGAAGCTTATAAAAAAATTCGAAACTATCGATAAAAACACCATTATAAAGGAGAAATTAATGAAAAATTATAAAACAACCGTTATCGCTGCTTGCTTGGTTGGCGTGATGGGCGCTTGTGCTGCGGATGGGGACATTTCATATGAAGGCACAACAAACGAACCTAGACCCTGCTGTGAGCCTGTCGACAACCCACCGATCGACACCCAACCTGATGATCGACCTCCAATTGCCAATCCCCCGGCAGACCCAATTGACCCTCCTGTCGAGCCTCCTGTTGACCCCCCTGCCGATCCTTTCGTGGAAGCAGAAGACCTTAGCGCCGACGAGCTTCAACGGGTCGAGATTCTCCGAGACTCTATTAATATTGGTTTGAATTTGGGCACAGAGCTTTACTTGGACCAAATGGCCATTCAATTGCAAAACCTCAACATTATAATGGACTATAACCTTTCTCACGAAGATTTATTTGCCGGATTGGATGCATCAATAACGGATTGCCCTTTTGTGGAGTTTTACGATAATGTTGAACAAGCAAATTCGGTTTCCTGCGATTATCTTGCGGACATGGCAAAAGTGGAAGTTTATTCTAGCCTAACACAAGAATTGGACGCTGCGCCGCTAACAAGTGCGATCGCCGGCTCTATTCATTTTGAGGAGGCCCAGTTTTGGTATGAGCAAGGAGCAATTAGCGCCTTGGAAGATAACCGTGTTCGGGTTCGCTTCGACCTAATGAACCGAGGCCTTTGTAGCGTTGAGCCCACACCGGTGGAAAGCTCTTATATAAAAGGCATTGCAATCGGTCGGCAGCACTTTGCGCAAACTTTTAATTTGGAATTGGAGCGACGAGGGTTTGCTCCTTCTTATCCTGAAATGCCAATTATCGAGATCTGCGATGCTAATGAAGCTTTTATCGAACCGGCAATGAGCAACGCCCTTGGCAGCCTTGGAATGGCCATGGAAGCCGAGCCTCTTTGTGCTTCTGACTATACCCCACCAAATGCCGAAGCTTCATTGCAGTGGGCGCAAGCTCAAATCGATTATGAGCGAGGCGTTCGTCAAGGCTTGGAAGATGAAATGGCCCTTGCGGCTGTTGCGGCGTTTCGGGTTATTCCTTGCAACGTTGGTGACCCGTTGGTGATTGACTTGGATGGCGACGGTATCGAATTAAGCTCGATTGTTGATGGAGTTAACTTTGACTTATACAACATTGGCCGAGAACAAGCAATTGCATGGCCTAATGGTGGCGACGGCTTTTTGGCTTATGATTGGAATGGTGATGGCGTTATAACTTCCGGCGCAGAACTTTTTGGAAACGTTCAAGGCGATTGGACCGACGGATTTGACCACCTTGCTTCTTTTGATTTAGACATGGACAACCTTATAACAAAAAATGATAAAATTTTTTCTGGGTTGGTTGTTTGGCAAGATTTTAATCAAGATGGGCTTTGCGCCGCCAATGAGCTTTCACCCTTGGCCAACTTTGGTGTTTCTGCTGTCCCAACAATTGGTTCCGGCGGGCACGACGCTGTTAACGGAAACCCAATCCCGCTTGTTGCTTGGACCGAAGGTGAAGTGCTGCTTATTGGTGATGCCGAGCTTTCAATTGCCCCAAACCCACGACTTGCTCGCTTGGATTAAAATAAACTAAAGGAGATTATAATGAAAATCACAAAACAAAAACTTGTCAAGATTATCAAAGAAGAGCTTGAGGCTGCTCTTGCCGAATCCAAAAGCCCCATGCCAATTGAAGGTCTTACCGACGCAGAGTGGGAATTTTGGAAAAGCGCTTTCGAAGAAGCCGAAGCTGCCGGTGCTGATGTCGATGAGGCATCCGCTCACGCAAATGCAGAAGTTGATGCGCTAAGAAATGCGGAAACTTCCGAAGCCCTCCCGGCAAACGATGACGGCATAGACTTCTAAGAAAAAAAATCTTGCGAATCCAAGCCCCGCCTTTTTCGGCGGGGCTTTTTTTGTTTTGACTAACTATTTATAACAAAACATAACTTATAAGGAGTTTTTTAAAGTGAAAATCAAGAAAACTAGGCTGCTGCAAATCATCCAAGAGGAGATTGCACGCATTGATGAAGAGAAAGGGGACAGCATGGAAGCGCTTGCTGCCAAAGCCAAAGAAAACCCAAATAGTCCGGCAATGGAAGAACTTCTAACCAGACTTTCAAAAAAGCATCGTTTTCTTGCGCTTAAGCTAGCCGGCGGAAACGAAGCTGACGCCGAGGACGCAATGCAAAGCGCCCTTATCAAAATCATGACTCAAATTGGTGGGTTCCGAGGAGATTCTGCATTCTCCACTTGGGCCGGCGCTATTGTGAAAAATGCATTAATTGACAGTTTCCGAGCAGGACGCAAAGAGCTTCCTTTTGCCGGTGGCGGCGCAGCTGAAGGCGAGCCGGATATCACAAGTATGTCCGACAAGAGCGAAATCTATCCGTTGGTTCCAAAAATTAAGAACCCCGAGCAGATTCTTCTTGACAAAGAGCGCAATGAAGCTTTCGATGCTATGGTCCAAGCAATCAAGGATGACAAAGTCAACCTCAACGATCGGCAAAAAATTGTTACCCTAAATCAGTTTGCGGCCGATCCAAAGTCAGTCGAGGAACTGCGTGTCGAGCTTGGTTATAACACTGTCGGAGAAGTTGGTCGTGAAATTTCTCGGTCACGTGAAAGAATTGATCGATGGCTGCACTCTCCAGGTGATGAAGGCGTCAAGAAAACTCTTCGAATCGCATTTGCTGGTGGTGTGAAGCCCGGCGATATCCGAGAAGGCGAAACAGCCAAGCCGGAAATGGGCTTGGATTATCTAAACGATCTTTTTTCAGATATGTTTAAAGAAATACACAACGTTCGGCCTGGGTTCCGATTTCGGAGCGAGAAAGAAGCTGAGGGCGCTATAGATGATCTTATGAACTATGAGGACGCCGAATACCAGGGTATGCCAGAAGATCCGGATGCCGACCTTATGGAGCCCGGAATCGACTTGGACTATGAACTTCCAAAGCGAGGATCAATGGCCGGCTCATCACCAAACCCAACGCCGGCGACAGCCACTAGGCGAGGATCTATGTTTCCTAGGCGACCAGATGAAAGATATCGCAAAAACGAAGAACTTTCTTTAGAAGAAACAATTGCTGCAGTCGTAAAAGAGACTTTGGGTCTATAAACAACTTTAAAGTTATGTTATAATGAAAGGGCGGGTTCTTCCCGCCCTTTTCTTTTATCTAAATTATGAAAAAACCTTTAATTTACAAAGTTATTGTTTGGCGAATTTTTTCTACCACAGTGGCCGGTACCGTTTCTTGGATTTGGATTGGCGAACTTAAAAAATCTTTAACGCTTACAATTTTTTTAACTTTCTTGATGATGTTTTTACATTATTTATTTGAAACAGTTTGGGAAAGCTTAAATAAATAAAAAATTTTGTGGTTATTTTTACTTGCGGTTTCTATTTATTTTATGCGGCGAATGATTTTTATTGCGATTTTTTGTTTTTCTTTGTTTGATTGTAAAGGAAACAATCTTCCTCAAACGTCTTCTGCTGCCTCCGAAGGTTTTGTCCCGGCCCTTGCCTATGTTCAACTCTCCAAAGCGCTTACAATGCGTTTTGAGGGCAATGAAATACCTTATGGCTGGTGGTCTGCCGGCGGTGTTTGTATCAAAAGCGATGAAGACGGCTGTTTTATCTTAACTGTTGATCATTTTTGCCATTCTGACCCCGAAGATTTGTTTGGGCCGGAGCCAGAGCACATTGATTATAGCGTTAATTTTAAATATTCTTTTTCTGGTGAGAACTTGGCGGGCGAAACCGGTGATGGCTGGGTGGTTGCGCAAAATCCGGATGTTGATTTATGCTTGATTTGGCTTCAAGGCGACTTTGATCATGAAATTTATGCTATTGCTGATGAAGAAAACATAAAAATCTTTGCTGAACTTCGCAATTGGGGCGCACCAAGAGGGTTTTTCCGCACGTTTCCTTCTTTTGGGCTGCTTTTGTTTGAAGGATACTGGGGAGGTTGGTGTGACGACTTTTGTCAGCTTCCAAATAACTTAGATGGAAACAACTTTTTCATGCATTCTATTCCCACATCTTCTGGTCAATCCGGATCTGCAATTTATTTAGGTGAAAAACTGTTTGGATTGCAAGTTGCTTCAAATTCTTCTGTTGATAGTTTTGGAATTTCAGCTCGTCCGTCTATTATAAATAATTTTCTAAGGGCAAATAACATTGTCAAGCCTTATTTATAACAAAATACTTTAAAACCTTTACTTAACTATTTATTGTAGTGGTGATTTTTACCACAGCTTGCAAAGGAGTATCATTATGTCAGCATTTATGTGGGGCGTCGTTTGTGGCGCCGTTGCTTCACCTTTCGTTTGGGAAGGCTTGAAGTGGTGTTATCGTAAATACCTCAGCGTTCTTAAGAAAGCAGAGTAAATTTACTGCCCCCGCTCAAGGGGGCACATCATTAAGCTTTCTAAAGTTTACTTTTCGTAGCTATTATAATACCAGCGTCTGTTCCCACGTTCGGAAAGAAGGCCAAGATGGATAGTATAACCGCCTAAACCTAAAGACATTCCTAGTTCTAGATCGTTATAAAAACCTTCCAACAACGCCTCAACGTGCCGGCGATCATCTTGTGTCTTGAAATCCATGTCAAAAGCATAAGCGCCAATATGATCGGAGGCTTTTGCTCCGCCAACTTTTTCATTATAATCTTCTGGGCGCCACCAGTTTCTTACAACAATCGGATTTCCTAAATCTTTCCTGAGATAGTCGAAGAAGGACGCTAGCGCAGCACCCCTGTCCCACCATTCGTGTTTCGGAACAAACGCTTCATAGCCCAACTCAGAGGCAGTATCAAGGTGGTGAGGTGTGCACATCTCCTTGGCGGAAACAAAAACAATACCTGTGGCGTCTAGATAAGATTGATACCCAGCCATAGTTAGTTCATAGTCCTGTGGATCGACAACTGCCTTGTTGAATCGATCTACAATTCTTTCAAAAGGGTTCATTTCTTTAAATCTATCAGTCTTGGGCATTTCATCGGTCTCCTCTTCTGCTGGCGCATTTGGGTTGCGCAAACTATTTAAAGCAGTTCTTAGAATGTTATATAGGGTTTTCATATTATTGGAATGTATTGTGGTAAATAGAATGATTAAAGAAAAAATAAAGAACAATTTAGTTGTTCAAAGCACTTTGTTTGCAATTGCTTTTTTGTGGCTTGTGGTATTTACCATAATCCTTATAGCTAGCAAGAATAAATAATTAATAAAGGAGAATAAAATAATGTTTTTAATTAAATTACTTTACTTTTTTTGGAACTTTATACCGAACTTTGGCAAGTGGTGGTATGGGCTCACAATGAAGGTTACAAAAAATAACGAGTTTCCTGTTGAGAAAGTTTCTACGTATAGTGAAGTTGGTGAAAGACTAGAGTGGGGCAAGCGGTACCGAAAAGATAAATGGGAAGGAAAGCTCGATAATCTCTCTCACCCAACTGAAATTCAAAAAAGAATCGTTAATGGTGAACTAATTGGTGACTGTGATGATCATAGCATTTACTGGGCTACTTGTCTACTAAAATCTGACCTAGTTTTAAAAGTTTGGTTTTCTTTCTTCCAAATGCGATCAAGAGATACTAGAAAGCTAAGCGGGCACGTTGTTTGTGTTTTTATCGACAAGGAAAATAAAATGAAGTGGTGCGATTATCGTATGCCTTCCGATATTGACTCTCGTTGGGACTGGGCAGAACAAAGTGCGGAAAGGTATAATGCCGAGGTGCTAACTGCGGCAATGATAGAAGTAGTATCAATCAAGCCAGGTGATACACCCGTTTTTGGCGAAGTTGATAAAAAGATTTGGTAAGAAGGGACTGCGAGGATCGTCCTGGACAGGTTCCTGCAGGAAGGACGTCTACTCCGACGTCCCGAGTAGGTGGGTCGGGGCCTTAGTGTAGCGGAACTTTAATCTCCACCAGCAGGTCAAGGGCGCTTTGCCAAGAGTCTACCGGTCCTCCGGCATAGCCTTCGGGCTCGCAAGAGTCTCGGAAGGCCGAGCCCTGGTATCCTAGGGTGTTATGGAAGAGGTCGAAGGAGGGCATCTCCTCATCGTCGTCGAAACGCCAGATCCAGCCGTCAGGTAACTTCGGTATCCTCACGACATCTCCCCGAACGCCTCGTACTGGTCGTCGGTCGCTTGCGCCGCCAGGACCGGTAAACTTATCGGAAAAAAGCGTTCGAAAAGTGGATAAGATCCGTCGCTCGTTCGTCTAATATACACACCGGGCTTTCCGGGCCAACTCACAGGAGGATTATGAATAGCGACTATATCGGCTACGCTTGCATTAACATGGGTTTCAGTGAACGACCTAAGAGTCAACGCATCACTACTAACAGAACAATGATTAAAAAAACTTTTGATGCGAAGGGTATCCATTATGCCTCTCAACTAACTCTACTAAATATAACAGACCTGCTTGAGATTGTCAAGTGGAATGAGCAAAACAATGTAAAGTTTTTTCGAATGAGTTCTAACATGTTTCCTTGGGCATCTCATTACAACATTGATGATATGCCGGACATCAAGGAGATCTCTAAGAAGCTAAAAGAAGTTGGTGACTTTGCTAAAAAGCACAACCATAGACTTACATACCACCCTGGGCCTTTCAACAAGTTGGCCTCACCTAAAGAGCGTGTAGTCCAAAACACCATTACTGATTTGGAGATTCACGGCAAGGTTATGGATTTGATGGGTCTCCCAAGAGATCACTGGGCTAAAATCAACATTCACGTTGGTGCTGCTTATGGAGACAAGCCAAGTGCTCTGAAAACGTTTTGTGAGAATGTAAACAAACTTTCTCCAGCAGTTAGATCAAGACTAACGGTGGAAAATGATGATAAGGTTTCTCTCTACTCAACAAAAGATCTTTACGAAGGGGTTCATGAACAAACTGGGATCCCTATTGTTTTTGATTACCACCATCACAAGCTTTGTACAGGAGGTCAGTCTGAACAAGATGCGCTAGAACTAGCTTTGTCGACCTGGGGGGATATCACCCCTGTGGTACATTACTCAGAGTCAGCTAGAGAAGAACAGAACAATATTAAGATTAGAGAAGAGAAACATTCTAACTATATATATAATACTATTAATAACTATAATAACAATATGCATATTATGGTAGAAGCTAAGGCTAAAGAACTAGCAGTTATTAAATACAAAACGGAGATTATCAATGGTTAAGTTAAGCTATGGGATTTGCTATATCCTTTTTACTGCTGGAGTACTAAACACTCCAGATCATGTCCTGAACCCTGAAAGGTTTAATACTTGTGAGGTGATTGCTAGTGAAGCAATTGCTAGAAATGTTTCACCCCTAATTGCTGTATCGGTAGCCTGGGAAGAATCTAGACTTCAAAAAGGAGTTGTTTCTTACACAGGTTGTTGCCACGGACCATTGCAGATCAATCCTAGATACTTTTGTGAAGAAGGAAGATTGGAGAATTGTGATTTAATTAAGGATGGAGTCAATGCGGTAAAAGATTTTCATTATAGGTTTTCTAGATCGATCTCAACAGAGCCGTTCCAGCTTTTCTCTGTAGATCACCAACAAGAGTGGGCTGATCCTCTCTGTCATTATAATGCTGGAAATCAGTGCACACCTAGATCTAGAGCTTATGCTCGTCGGATCATTAGACGTGCTGATCTACTATCGGAAGCAGTAACTCGCAATAGTGATAGAATTAGCGAACAGATCTGTATCTAGTGATTGGAGAGTCGTTTGTAAAGAACTTGGAACTTGGTGATTTAATACTGTATAAAAAAGAACTGTATTTAGTTGTTGACATTTACGTAAAGTATGATAGAATATGGTTTACTAAGCTAGAAAGCATGAATACTATTATTGAACACATAGAAGTTCCGGTACTTTATATTAATAAACAATGACTAATAAAGTTAATATTAATGATACAACTAAGCAATATAATGTTAGTGACTTAGTATTAGGAGTATCAGTTAATTATATTAATGATCTTTTAATTGGTGTTGTTATTGATCACCGAAAGTTAATGGGATTTCATTGTTATAAAATTGAATGGGCGTTAACTGCTGAGTTGGCGCCAATAGAAGGGTTAGATCCAGAATGGTTTAAGCAAAAAGATTTAAGCTTATTCCGAAGAGCAATAAACATATAGGAGAATACAATAATGCAACAAGACAATCTAAACATCAACATCCGACCAGAAGACTGCACTGACGTTAAGTGCGATGAGTGCGACAGTATCTTTTTTGAGCAAGTCGTTCAGATCAAGAGACTTTCCGCACTACAGTCACCATCAGGTCAAACATCGTATGCACCGATTCCAATTTTTCGTTGTGTAGAATGTAAAACGGTTAATTCTGAGTTTACACACTAATTATAAGTAAAGGTACCTTATAATGTATGAAGATTTGGTAAATGAGTTTTATCCGTTTGCTAAAAAGCAACTTGGATTCGATCAAGATCCAACAATAAACTTTGTAGATGATCAAGAAAATGCGCAGAATCCAATGGGGTATACTGCTCATTATGATCCTTCTTCTATGGTGGTGACTATTTATACTACCGGAAGACACCCAAAAGACATTCTAAGGTCTCTTTCTCATGAGTTAGTGCATCATTCACAAAACTGTCGTGGCGAAGATCTAATGGTCAAGACACACGACATTGACGCTGACCCAAATCTAAAAGCAATGGAAGATGAAGCTTTCCACATAGGTTCAGGTCGGTTGATGAAAAGATATCAAAATCAAATCGGAGGATACCCAATGAGTGAAGGAAAGCAAGAAACATCAAAAAATAAAGAAACACAAACTGAATCAAAAGATTACCATGACAAAAAGAACAGTATGCTTCATAACATGCTGCTCCGAAAGTTTGGAATCAAAAAAGGAGAATAAAAATGGCATCACCAAGAACAAGAAGGATTCGAAAGCTCCGAGCAATAAGAGCTGCCGAGGCCCGAAAAGCAGCTGCAGTAGAGCCGGCAGCAAAACCAGTACCAGCACCCAAGCCAGCACCCAAGCCAGCACCCAAGCCAGCACCTAAGCCCGAGCCTAAGCCCGAGCCAGTTGCGAAGAAAGAAGCCAAGCCGGCTCCTAGACGAAAAGCGAAGAAGGCGGCTCCGGCTGATCTAGCAGAGGGATAAAGTGTTAAAGAGTATAGAAAAAAAGTTTAATGATTTTTTATACCTTAACGAATCCAAAAACAAACCTGGCTTAAGTGCCATCTTAGAGTCTGCTATAAGGAATCTAGAGTCACTTAAACCTCGTACTGTTAGTTCTCGGCGGGCGCTTGTTATGGCTCTTCACGAACTTAAACAAGCATGCTTAGAATCCCGAAGGATGGATGAGCGGTTAAAGACTCTACAAGAACAAATAAAAGTTCTAGAAGAAGGAAAATAAGATGACTTCAATGTTCGTTAACGAAGGAGGCGTCGCCGGTCACATGTCTCACCTTTATGATAACCCGGCGTTAACTTTTAAGCAGATGAAAGAAATATTCATCGCAGCTTCCCAGGGCGAACTTGAGGGAACAGAGAAGACTGATGGTCAGAACCTTTACATTTCTTATTCTGTAAAGGATGGTAAGGCCAAAGCAGCCAGGAACAAGGGGAACATCAAGAAAGGCGGCCTAGACGCCGCCGGCCTTGCTGCGAAGTTTGCTGGGCGAGGTTCTGTTGAGCAAGCGTTCAACGATGCTTTTTCTGTTTTCGAGAAAGCAGTTCAGTCACTTCCAGCAGAGACACAGGAAAAGATCTTCGGACCAGATGCAAACATCTATTATAACGCCGAGATACAAGATCCTAGAAACGCAAACGTCATTAACTATGATACCAAGAATCTAACCATCCACCACGTTGGTCATGCCTATTTTAATAAAGAGTCGGGCCAAGTTGAGGATGTTGATGTCTCTGAGAGCTTTAACACTCTTCGGAACGCCCTTGTAAAGATGCAAGAGGCCGTCGCCAATGAAGAGTTTGGGTTTATGGTTAACCCGATTCGAAAGCTAGACAAACTAAGTGACGAGACACTGAATAGGAATCTTGCTGCTTTAGAACAAACAATATCCAGGGTTGGAGTTTCAGATAATGATACTGTATTAGATTATCTTGTTGCTAGAATAACCCCAATGGTAGAAGACAGTTTTGGCTTCCTACCAGACGAAGCAAAAGCTCTCTTGGTAAATCGATTCGCCTCCGGTCAACGTAGCGGCCCATACTCAGTAACAAAACTTAAAAGCATTATCCCTTCCGAACAGCGGGCAGCTTTTAGTCGTATGGTTAAAGAAGCAGATGCAAAGTTTTTGAAAGCAGCGATTGCTCCCGTAGAGAGTGTTGTCCACGACTTTACTGTTGATGTTTTAGAAGGCCTCCAATCACTTTTTATTCTTGACAACTCAACAGAAGTAGCAAGACTGAAAGATGAAGTAGCCAACGCAATAAAAGTTATAGAGGCCTCCGGTCATGAAGAGGCTATAGAAATTCTCAAGTCTCAACTAGAAAAATTAAAAGATGCCGATCGTGTTACTACTGCCGCCGAAGGTTTTGTCTTTGACTGGAATGGAAGCACCTATAAATTTACCGGTAATTTTGCTCCCATCAACCAGATCTTGGGTATGTTTAAATATGGCCGAGGAAAGATACCGGCCCTTAGCACTCTAACAGAACAAGAAGGTCAAGAAAAGATAGTCGCAGTAATACCAGGAAGCTTCAAACCGCCTCATCGTGGCCATATGGATATGGTAGCACACTATGCCGGCATCGCAGACGAGGTTATCGTATACGTCTCTCCGAAGACCAGAGAAGCAAACGGAGTTCAGGTAACGTCAGAGCAGGCAAAACAAATATTTGACGTATACGCAAAAGCACTTGGCCTTAGAAACGTAAGAGTCGAAGAGTCCCCATCAGCATCACCAGTAACCGCAGCCTACAAGCATGTAGAAGAAGTGGCAAAGCCCGGTGAGAAAGTCCTATTAGGTACTAGCACAAAAGGCGGCGATCAAAGTCGTTTTGCAAAAAGTGTACAAAACTATGCGGCAGAGGGAGTAAAGGTCTTAGATCCAATGGAACACGCATTCACTCCACAACCTCCGGAATTGAGTGCTACAGACTTTAGAGAAGCCTTTTCGAAAGGAGAGGATATAACTCCATTCATACCGCAGGGCGTTGACCCTGATGAGGTTTTAGTTATTCTGGGAAAAGACCAACCCCCTTCTTCGGAATCTTCGCTGGATGAAATGTCTGCGATGGGGGGAGGAGCAGTTGGTGGGTTTGCTGCCCCTGTAGGCGATGAACCTAAAAAGCGCACTATTTATAGAGAGATGCAAGAAAACTATTTCATAAAAAGAGAAGATTTAATGGAAGAACTCAAACTTCGAAAAGCAATACGAAAGATTATCACCGAGAATAAAAGAAAACAACTAAACGAAGAGCAACGCCTACGTAAAGCTATTCGTGGGATCCTCACAGAAGCAAAACAGTCCGATGAAGTTGTTTATCAAAACACCGGCGTCAATAAACTTCGTGATCTCTTAAAAAATATTATCCCATCAATTCAGGATGACTATAAAGATCTTACAACCTCGTCAGAACAAAGACAGGCGTATTCCAACCACTTAATGATTGGCATCAAAAACCTCTTAGGTATCGCAGACATCTCAAAGAGTTCAGAGACTGACCCGGCCGCCAACTTAGAGTTAGAAGAAGATATCGAGATTGGTGTCGCTCCGAGTGACCCAAATAGAATGGACTTAGGTCTTGGTAGGGAAGAAGAACCGGTAATCGATCCTGAAGAAGGAGATTCTAGGACCGAAGAAGAGAAGCTAGTATCTGGCGATGATATACCAACCGACCCTGACCAGTTAACAGGGATGAGAGAAGCAGCTGTAACACTCAAGAAGATCCAGACACAGATTCTCAATACTTATGAGACCTTATCTAACCCTGAAGACGAGAAAGCTTTTAAAGATTATATTCTTCCGAACATCGAAGCTCATTTAGAGGACCAGGAAGCAGAAATAACACCTGCTCCGGAAGTGGAAGTAGAAGACCCTACCGGTTCTGTTGAGGTCGAAGAGCCTGAACCTGAAGCCGAGGTCGAAGACCAGCTTGACTTATCAGAGGACCTTCTTCACAAACTAGCTAGCTTACTTTAATTGAGAAAAACAAAAAGTAAAATAAAAAAATCTAAATACTCAATCATAAAAAATCTTAAAGAAGAAAATTTGATTGACGATAGATTCTTAGTTCGTATATCAAACCTGCCACTAGAAGACATTATAGCAATCAAGCTTGAGTCTTTGAGCCACAAGATAAATGGCAAGATGTACGGCCTAAGTTTAGCAAGATCAATAAAAAAAATAACTATAGAGGCATTAGTAAAGTATGCCAAATCTGTTTGTTCATCCCAACAAGAAACAGCTTTGTTTTTAGGGATAGACACTATACACCTAAACCGGCTAGAAAATAGCCTTAGAAAATAAGGGGATGCACTGGCTTCGACTTGGAATAAAAAATAAATCGTGCAAAAGCTTGGCTGGACATACGAAAACCAGAAAAAAAATAATTGCCAACAATAACGTTGAATTTGACTCTGTTGCGTTAGCAGCATAATCAGGGGGCGGCAACTGCCTTGTTATCCAAAGTTGCTTTTTTGTTAATTTGTTTCTATTTAATGTAGATACCCTCGTTGTACGAGGTGGCTTGTTAGTCGGGTGGTTGACTAACTAATTTTGTGAATGACGATTGATTTTAAGTTTTAAGGACTGGGGTTCGACTCCCCACATCTCCACTAATGATTGAAAAACACCCACATGATAAATTTCTAAAAGCACTAGTTATTTTAAACCTTTTAGATCTATGCATAACAATTTTTGCTGTAGAAGGAGGCTTTGCCGAAGAAGTTAATCCAGTAATGGGATACTTTTTAGAGAATTCAGTAATCTCCTTTGCTATGTTTAAAATCTTTGTTATGCAACACGCCTTGTTGGTTGAGTACGATCGCTGGGTTAAAAAAGATAAACTTTCAAAAAAATGGGTATGGTATTTCTTGATCACGGCCTACGTAGCAACAGTAACATGGAACATAGTAACGGTAAGTCTACACGCAGCTGGAGTTATATAAGAGCAGTAAGTTTTATTATTGGCTCTTTTCTTCTTTCGTTGTCTGCGCTAGCTTGAAAAAATAATTTATTGACTTTTTCATACAAGTAATTTATAATGCTTGTATGATTCAACTACTTGGAAACATCCCAAGAGTATCTTATGTTGCCTGTTCTGGCGGCGTTGACTCTATGGCGGCCTTGAGTTTTATCTCAAACAACCCATCAAATGACGTTGAGGTGCTTTTCTTTAATCACAACACCCCAACGTCAAACGAAGCAGAAGCCTTTCTAAGACGTTTCTGTGAAAACCGCACCCTTACCCTTCACACCGGCTTCCTTGGCGCTGTGAAGCCTCCTGGAGCCTCTCAAGAGGAGTTCTGGCGAGATCAAAGATATAAATTCTTTGATGAATTTAGCGACAAGCCAATCATCACAGGTCACCACTTGGATGATGTTGTTGAATTTTATGTTTTTTCTTCACTACACGGAAAAGCAAAAATCACACCATACAGGAGGGGTAATGTTATACGTCCTTTCCTTTTGACAAAAAAAGAAAAGTTGATCAAATGGTGTGATAAAAAAGAAATGCCTTGGATTGAGGATAGATCTAATAATGATAATGCTTTCGCAAGAAACAGAATCCGAAACGTTATTATTCCAGAAATTAAGAAAATCAACCCAGGCATACAAAAAGTTGTTGCAAAAAAAGTAAAAAGCTTATACAATGAGTTATAAGGTTTACGGTTCCCTTCAGACACTGTCACCGTCCCTCCTGATCAGTCTGTAAAAACCGTATAAGGGCGTATAGCATAATTGGTTAATGCCGTCGTCTCATAAACGATCCAATGGGGGTTCAAGTCCCTCTGCGCCCATTAATATTAAATCATACGTCTCATAAACGATTGGTTCCAGGTTCAAGTCCTGGTGGGTCTACTAAATAAGGAGAAAAATGAATACAACAACAAAAAACTGGACAAGCTTTTTTGATAACTTAGATGCCGACGATGAAAACCAAGTCTCTATCACTATTGAAGGAACTTACTATGGCATCCACGTTGATGATGACTTTGTAGATCTGGCAATTGAAGAGACCGGCCTTTTGGACGATGTATATCAACTTCTCACAGATCGGGAAGTTATTAGAAACAATAACCTTTGCTTTGAGGGAGAAACCTATCTAGACCTTTATGGTGATGGGGTGGCTTTGATTGGCGGCTTCTATTTTGATTGGGATGTTTTCAAGACCCTCCTAAACTTAGAAGAAGAGCTTTCAACCAGCGTGATTACTGCGCCCCTTGAGAAGCTTCTAGATGGAAAGGAGATGAACGGAGAAAATGTTAATGCCGCTCTAAGGGAAGATAGAGGCCGCACAATGTCTAATGCCATTGTTGATTACTTTGATACGCTAATTGATGCTAAGCCAAGTGCTATCTACGATGCGTTTGAGAAAACAACCGAGATGACTGATCGTGAGAGCGCCGAAGTTTCTATTTCCACCGTTATTACTACAACCGTTGGAGAACTCAGAGCAACATTAGAGGATGCCGCCGACAGCCGCATCGGAAGAACTTGGTTTGAAAAGCGTGATGTTACAATCAAACTAAACTCCGGAGAGAAACAAGAGTTCTCACTAGAATGCTCAAATGACTGAAAAAGTATATATATTTGATGTTGATGGAACTTTAACCCCGGCAAGACAGCCCGCAACAAAAGAGTTCCTAACTTTCTTTGAGGACTGGGCAAAAGAGCATACATTTTATTTATGCTCAGGTTCAGATCTAGAAAAAATAGAAGAGCAGTTACCCCCGGACACTCTCAACTTGTCCGGGGGTATTTTTGCTTGTATGGGAAATGCCTTTTACAAGAACGATAAAAAAGTTTATCAAAGAGACTTTAGACCACCACTTGGCTTTGAAAGGTTTCTTAAATTCCAGCTTAGATCTTCTGACTATCCTTTTAAGACTGGAAACCACATAGAAAAAAGAATTGGAATGTGGAACTTTTCTATTGTTGGCCGAAATGCGACACTACAGGAACGAAAAGAATACCATACTTGGGATAAAATGTCCGGTGAAAGATTAGGCTTGGTAAAGAAGATAGAACAAACATTCCCAGGAGTATCTGCTGTTGCCGGTGGAGAGATCTCATTAGACCTAAACAATCCAGGTCAAGACAAGTCCCAGGTTGCTGAAGAAGTCTTAGAGCTTCACCCGAATGCAAGGTTGGCTTTTGTTGGAGACAGAACTCGCCCTGGTGGAAATGATTATGCTCTTTCTAAAAAGATTGTTGATAATAGATTAGGAGTTTCCGTTCAGACAGAAGGATGGGAAGAGACAATAAATATATTAAATATTCTGGCATAGCTCAGTTGGTTTAGAGCGGCGGACTGTTAATCCGCTTGTCCTTGGTTCGAGTCCAAGTGTCAGAGCTGGTAGCGAAACACAAAAGGAAAAAAATTATGTATGATGAAAAATTAGACCCTAGCTTTGCTAGAAATATCAATATTGAGTTTGACAAGGCGAATTCCTCAGAAAGATGCTTAAACTTTATTCTCACAACGAAAACTAACTTTGGAACAACAAAAAGAAAGGTTGTTTTTACTAGTTTCTCGGTTCTCCCAAAATGTTATAGAAAGGCCATGGAATCGATCTAAACACTATTTAAAGAAAGGAGATAAACCACATGGCAAAAAAAACTTATGTTCTAGATACGAATGTACCTTTGACACATCCGGATTCGCTTTATGCGTTTGAGAATAACGATATTTTATTACCCTTTAAGGTCCTAGAAGAGTTAGATAAACACAAGAAAAGGCAAGATGGTGTTGGCAGAAATGCCAGAGAAACAATCCGCATTTTAGACAGTTTGCGAGAAAAAGGATCTCTTTATAAAGGAGTTCGTTTAGGAAAAGGTTTAGGAATTTTAAAAGCAGTTCAGTTAGATCCTGAAAATCTAGCAGACTGTCCGGACATTCAATTAAAAGATCCAGACAATGAGATCATTTGCTGCGCTTTCCAAGAGCGAGCCGCCAACCCACGGAGAAAGCATGTCATGGTCTCCAGGGACATCAACATGCGAGTCAAGTGCGACTCTCTTGGTCTCCTGTGTGAAGACTATATTCGCTCAAAGGTCGTAAAAGACACAAGCGAACTTTACACAGGCTTCTCATCAGTTTTGGTTGATGATGAAGTTGTTGATCGGTTTTATGCCGGTGAAGAAATCTTTGTAGATGAAGCTTATTACCCAAGTCAGTTCTTGATGTTGGTTTCCAATGCTAACGATAAAAAGACTGCGCTAGCAAGATATATTAGACCGTCATCCCCTTTGCGAAAAGTTCGTTCAGGCGAGCGTGTAAAGGTATTTAACACTCTGTCTCCAAGAAACAAAGAGCAAGCATTTGCTATAAACTTACTTTTAGATGACAGCATTAGTTTGGTAAGCCTTATCGGAAAAGCAGGAACTGGCAAAACCTTGACCGCAATTGCTGCTGGGTTGGAGCTAGTCTTAGAGAAGGAAGAATACGACAAACTTATTGTATCACGTCCCGTAACTCCTATGGGTAAGGACATTGGCTTCCTTCCAGGTACGCTAGAAGAAAAGATGCTTCCCTGGCTAGCCCCCGTTCAGGACAACTTAGAAACCCTGCTCTCAGGCAAGGAAAATTTTAAGATGTTCCAAGAGCGAGGAATTATTGAGATTGAAGCACTTACTTACATTCGTGGTCGTTCAATAAACAACGCTTACATTATTATTGATGAAGCACAAAACTTGACAATGCATGAAATAAAAACTATTATTACACGTGTTGGAAATAATACAAAGATTGTTCTCACCGGAGACATTGAGCAAATCGATAATGACTATACTGACGAGACGTCAAACGGACTTGCTTACGCAGTTGAGAAGTTCAAGGAGTACGAAATCTCCGGCCACGTCACACTTGTTAGAGGTGAGCGATCCAAGATTGCTACTCTAGCATCCAAGATCTTATAAGAGGTAAAAAATGGAAAAGATAAAAACCATGGAAGAAGCAATGCGTAATCCTGATCTTGATGAGGTTGTACAGGTCGACAACGAACTTAAGACTTTTGTTGTTGATTATGTTGGAAAAGAGCTTAAGCCGGAAACCGGCAATGTTACGGTTGAGATGGTTATTGATGTACTGGCTTCACACTTCCCAGAGCTTGTTTTTGCTCTTGCTGAGGAAAACTTTATTCGTGGCTACGAGCAAGCAATGGACGATCTAGGTCCGCAAGCTGAAGACGATGAATAATTTTTTTACTTTATACGCCGGACAAATTGAGGTTTTTATACAAGGAAAGACTAGGTTTGATTTTAAACAAGCCTTGGAAAAATTAGAAAAAGCCTTACCGGGTTATTTTCTAATGCAAGGCATCGATGTTATTTATGTTGGTGAGTTTGAGGATCTTAGAGAAAGAGAGCTAAATGCTGCCTATGCTGACGGCGCTATCTATGTCTTGCCTGAACAGTCTTCCGAACAGGACTTTCTAGACGACATCGTGCACGAGGTTGCGCACTCTCTTGAGGAGCGCTTCACCGACTTTATCTATGGCGACGGCAAGATCCAACAAGAGTATAAAGAAAAATACTTAAAGCTAATCGGCCTAATGGGAAAGCAAGCTCAAATAGCAATTCCAGAAAAGTTCCTTATAACTGTTCCGTTTGAGTATGACCCAGAATGGGATGAGTTTCTTTATCAAACTGTTGGCTACGACATCTTACACATCCTAACTCCAGGCCTCTTCGCCTCTCCGTATGGGGCGACGTCTCTCAGGGAATACTGGGCCAACGCTTTTGAGCACTTTTACTTGACAAGCGCCTCCGCATCTGCTAAGATCTCACCAGAGGCGTTTAACAAGATAAAGGAGCTAAATGACCGAGCCGAAGCTACATAAACCACATATTTCTTTTTCCGAACTTTCCAATTGGCATAAATGCCCTTGGTATCACAAGTTAGTATACGTCGACGACATTGCTGGTTTCAAGGGCTCTGCCCATACCGCTTTTGGTTCCGCTGTTCACAACACAGCGGAACAGTTGCTTTTGGAGAATATAGAAGACCCTATTTCTTATTTCCAAAAAGATTTTACAAAACAAATCAACCAACTCCAAAAAGATGGTGTAGAATACGATGAAATGCTCGTAGAACAGATGAAAGCACAGGGTGAAGACCTTGTTGAGCTTATTTTACCCGCTCTTCGCATCGAATTCGGCAAGTTTGAGTTAGTTGCTGTAGAGTACTCTCTTTATGAAGACTGTAAAGAAGATCTAGGAATTGATTATAACTTTTCTTTCAAAGGTTTTATCGATCTTATTATCAAGACTTCAGATGGCAAGATTCACATTCTAGATTACAAAACTTGTTCTTGGGGATGGAAAGCAGAAAAGAAAAGTAGCAAGATGACGAACTACCAGTTAGTTCTTTACAAGTATTTTTATGCTAAGAAATACGGCATTCCACTAAAAGACGTTGAATGTCACTTTGCGCTTCTTAAAAGAACAGCAAAGAAAAATAGGGTAGAAATATTTAAAATCACTTCAGGGCAAAAAAAAGTTGAAAATGCTCTTGACTTTACAAAAAAAGCAGTTTATAATATTCACAAACAGTTATACTTTAAGAATAGAATGAATTGCACTTATTGTGAATTCAAACATACAAAACATTGCCCGAGGTAAAATGACAGACAAGATTAAGATTCTAACAATATCAGACATGCCTCTTTCCCCGTCTGGTGTTGGCACTCAAACAAAGTATGTAATAGAATCCCTTCTGAAAACAGGAAAGTACCAAGTTATTTCGCTTGGTGGTGCTATAAAACATCCAAAATACGACCCCATCAAGACAGAGGAATGGGGCGATGATTGGGTCATTTACCCGATTGACGGGTTTGGAACGCCTGATGTGGTCCGGTCGATTATGAGAAATCATCGACCGGACCTTTTGTGGTTTATGACAGATCCACGTTTCTTTGGGTGGCTTTGGGAAATGGAAGACGAGATCCGTTCTCAAATGCCGATGGTTTATTATCACGTATGGGACAACTTCCCAGCTCCCTATTACAATGAAAAGTTTTATAACTCAAATGATGTTATTTGTTCAATCTCAAAGGTTACAGATGCTATTGTTCGAGAAGTTGCGCCGGATGTTGAATCTCACTATGTTCCACACGCAGTTGATGGCGACATCTTCAAGCCAATGCCAACAGAAGCTACATCAGATCTTAGGAAAGAACAACTAGGAGAGTCCCACGAAAAGTTTGTATTCTTTTGGAACAACCGAAACGCACGACGAAAGCAGTCAGGAACCCTGCTATTTTGGTTTAAAGAGTTTTTGGAAAGAGTTGGAAAGGACAAGGCAACTCTTATTATGCATACAGAACCAAAAGATCCAAACGGTCAAGACCTAGAAGCAATTGCAAAGAAACTTGATATGCACGAAGATGGCCAAGTATTCTTTTCAAAGCAAAAGTATCCACCGCAGATTCTTGCGAACATTTACAATATGGTTGATTGCACCCTCAACATTTCAGATGCTGAAGGTTTTGGTCTAGCAACCCTTGAGTCTCTTTCTTGTGGAACCCCAATCATTGTAAATATGACCGGTGGGCTCCAAGAACAAGTAACTGATGGTGAGAACTGGTTTGGAATAGGCCTAGAACCGTCCTCAAAGGCCATCATAGGCTCTCAAGACATTCCTTACATCTATGAGGACCGTCTCAACAAGGAAGACTTTATAGAGGCTCTCACGAAGATTATGGAAATGCCCGAAGAAGAGCGAAACGCACTTGGCGAAGCTGGTCGAGAGCACGTGCAAAAGAACTATAACTTTAAAGACTTTTGTGATAAATGGCCAACACTCCTAGAAGACATTCATAATCGTTATGGATCTTGGGAAAGCAGAAAAAATCATTCAACTTGGACATTTGAGGAGGTAGTATGAAAAAGGTATTAGTTAGAGGCCCAGCGCTATCACAATCAGGCTATGGAGAACACACACGCTTGGTTCTTCGTTCACTTCGTTCAAGAGAGGAAGATCTAGATCTTTACCTTCTTTCAACCAGTTGGGGTGCGACAAACTGGATCTTTGAAGACGATGAGGAGCGAGCATGGCTTGACTCGCTCGTTCAAAAGACAGCTATGCTAATGCAACAAAAGCAAATGCCTCAGCCAGACGTCTCAATACAGGTCACAATACCTCTTGAATGGGAGCGTATGGCCCCGATCAACATTGGCGTCACCGCAGGTATTGAAACCACAAAGATTGCGGGAGAATGGATTGAGAAGGCAAATATGATGGATAAAATCATTGTTCCTTCTCAGTTTGCTCGTTATGCTTTTGACGAAACCTCTTATGACGCACAAAACCAACAAACTGGAGAAATCGTCAAGGGCTACAAAAACGAAACACCCATTGAAGTTATTCCTTATCCAAGAAAAGATTGGGAATTTAAAGACAGCCCAGAGTCAATTGAAAACCAAATCTCTTTTGAAACAGACTTTAACTTTCTTTCAGTTGCCCAATGGGGACCACGAAAGAATCTAGAGAACCTAGTCAAATGGTTTATCGAAGAAAACTTCGATCGTGAAAATGTTGGCTTAGTTCTAAAGACCAACCTAGCAAAGAACTGCGAGATCGATCGGGTTCATTGTATTGAGAGAATCAAGGTTCTTCTAGATCACGAAGATTACAAAGAAAAGAAATGTAAGGTATATCTTCTTCATGGCTATATGACAGAAGAGGAGATGGCGCTCCTTTATCGACACAAGGACATTCACGCCTTTATCACAACAACTCATGGTGAAGGTTATGGGCTTCCGCTATTCGAGGCAGCACAAGCAGGCCTTCCTATCATCGCACCGGCTTGGTCAGGGCACACCGACTTCTTGACGATGCCTGTAAAGGGAAAAAACAAGTTCATTCCACTTAAGGTAGATTATGAACTTCGCCACGTCCAGAAAGAAGTTGTATGGGATAAAGTTATCATTCCTGATTCTATGTGGTGTTTTCCAAAGGAAGGCTCATTTAAGATGAAGATGCGCTCGATGATGGAGAATCACGGCGCAATGCAAAAGAAAGCAACCCAGTTAGCAGAATGGCTTGAGAAAGAATGGCCAAACGAAGAAGAAGTATTTGAGAAAATAATCGATAATGTTGTTGATAAGACAGAATTAATTAACTGGGAGACATGGTCTGACAACATACAAGAAATAAAAGAATATGCATGATGTTGTTTTTGTATCTGATTTCTTTGCCGAACAAGGGATCTCGGGGGGCGCAGAGGCATTTAATGATGAACTCATTAAATGCCTAGTATCAGAAGGATGCAAGCTTGAAAAAATTAATTGTCATTTATTGACGCCGGCTCACATTAGAGATGATAAATTTTATATAATTTCAAATTTTATGAATTTAAGTAAAAATAATTTAAATTTACTTAAAAATACAAAATATATTATCTTAGAGCACGATCATAAGTATGTTTCAACAAATGATCCTTCTAAGTTTTTAAACATGCTAGCGCCTTCGAGATTTATTATAAACAAAGATTTTTTTGAAAATGCAAAAGCAGTTTTTTGTCAAAGTAAGATCCATGCAGAAGTCTTACAAAAAAATCTTTTAATAAACCATGTTGTAAATTTAGGGTGCAATTTATGGTCAAATGATAATATAGAACTATTAAAAAAATCTATTAATATTAAAAAAACAAAAAAAAATGTAATATTGTATACAAAAAACAAAAATAAAGGAATGGATAGAACAGTTCAATATTGTAAGAAAAATAATATTGAATTTGAATTTATACAGCCGTCCAAATATGAGACTTTTATAAAAGAGCTAGCCACCGCCGAAAAGTTATATTTTTTCCCCGAGTGGCTTGAAAGTTTTAGCCGGGTTGCAATAGAGGCACGTATACTGGGGTGCACAATTGTCACCAATAAATTAGTAGGAGCCACTAGTGAACCCTGGTTTGGTGATCTGAAAGGATTAGATTTAATAAATTTTATTGAAAATAAGAAAAATGAAACAATTTCAAAATTTATAAACGTTATTCAAGATAAAAAAGTTCAATTTATAAAATCGATATATATTCCTAAGATTTCAATAATAACTTCCCTATACAAAGGGGGAGAGTACATAGAGCATTTTATGTCAGAAGTGGTCAAACAGACCATATTTGATAAATGTGAGTTATTAATATTTGATGCTAATTCGCCGGATAAAGAATTTGAAATAATAGAAAAATACATTAAAAAGCATGATAATATATTTTATAAAAAACTAAATAAAACTTTAAATGTGCACGAAACAATGAACTTGGGGATTAAAAAATCGACAGGTGATTATCTTACCTTGTGGAACGTCGACGACACCAGAGCTTATAACTCTTTAGAGATAATGGCAAAAAATTTAAGTGTTGACGACACAATTGATTTAGTTTATGCTGATTCTTATCAAACAAATATAAAAAATGAAACATATTTAAATAACAGCTCGTTCAACAAACTCTATGAGCACTCGGTGTTAGAATATTCGAAAGAAAACATGATTAAGTGTCTTCCGGGACCGCTCCCGATGTGGAGAAAAACAATGAGTGAAAAAAATGGGTTATTTGATACAAAATTAAACTTTGCGGGAGATTGGGAAATGTGGCTGCGCTGCACACAAAGCGGATCGAAGTTTAAGAAAATACAACAGGTACTTGGCTTGTACTACTACAACGTAAATGGTTTATCTACAGCAAAAGAAAATTTTCATGAAAAATTAAAAGAAGAATCAAAGATATTTAATAAATATAAAAACGTTTTTGGTTTAAAAAATTACAATACGTACAAGAAACACTTTAACATTAATGAAAATGAATAAAAAATTCTTGATTATTGATTCAAGACCATATGGTCTTTTTTCTATATTTTTACATACAATTGATAATATTAAGTGGGCAGAAGATAATAACTATATTCCTGTTGTCCGTTGGGGGCCGGGTCGAAGAGACTCTAATCACGGCCGCTCAGGTACCATAGAGTATAGGAACACTAAAGACCCAAGCGTTTTAGACAAAAACAATTTTCTAACAGATTCAGCGCCCGCATCCTACAACAACACTCCTGGGATGAAACACTGTCAGTGTCTTTACTGGTCAAAAGATGGTTGGAATAACTCTTTAAACCCATGGGAATATTATTTTGAGCCATTAAATAGTTATAGTGTTAAAGATGCGCTCGCCGCTAATCATGATGTATCTGACATATTCATGGCAGGAGAGCTAGATTATAACATGCAAAATAAATTTTTAATTAAAAATATTCATTTGTATGAACCGCTCCTTCTATGGGACTTACTAGGAACGCCACTAGAGAGAGAACACAGGGAAAGTGCTAACAGAATAATATTAAATAATATAAAAATAAAAAAAGAAATAACAAACAAAATAAATAAATTTTATAATAAATTCTTTAAAGAAGACGTTCTAGCTGTGCACGTAAGGGGGACAGACAAAAAAATGGAATTCCCCCACAAATCCTTACCGTTGCATGCATACTTAGATATGATCGAAGAAAAATTAACAGAAAAAGATAGTCAAATATTTGTTGCATCTGACAACAACGAGGCGATTGCGGAAATATTTAAAGCATTTGGCCGCAAGAGAACAATTGCACGTCCCGCCGTAAGGATGAGCAAGTATAACTCCAGCGATCCCATATGTTTGACGTCTGCAACTGGCCCGGAACACGGAGAGGAGTGTTTAATTGATTGTGTCTTGATGTCAAGATGCGACCGTCTAATATGTACAGATTCAAACGTTGCAGCTGCAGCTGCATATTTTAATCCACACAGTGCAATAACATACTTAAACAGGATATATGGATCATAAGATAATAAAAAAATTAAAAAAACAAATTTTAAAAGTTTCATATGAAACTCAACTAGGTCACATTCCAAGTGCTTTTTCTATTTTAGAGATCATATATTGCCTTTATAAAGATCATATAAAAGATGAAGAAAAATTTATCTTAAGCAAAGGACACGGCTGCTTGGCTCTTTATGCTGTGTTTTTAGAGATGGGGATAATTAGTGAAGAGGAGTTTTTTTCATTCGGTTCTTTCGATAGTATACTAGGTGGTCACCCGCATAGGGGAAAGCACAAAAAAATTCACGCATCAACCGGTTCTCTTGGTCATGGTCTGCCAATATGTGTTGGGATTGCGATCGCAAATAAAATATCACAAAGGGATGAAAGAACCTTTTGTTTAATTGGTGATGGGGAGTGTAACGAAGGCACAACTTGGGAATCCGCAATGGTCGCCGCAAATTTAAAATTAAACAACTTAATATGCATAATTGATGAAAATAATTCTCAAATCAGATCTTTACCGACTAAAAGAATCGAAAAAAAATTCGAAGCTTTTGGGTGGAAAGTAGTAGTTGTTTTAGACGGTCACAACATAGCCGATATCAATAAAGCGATAAGCGCCGCCAAGGAAGAGCAAGACCTACCTATTTGTGTGGTGTGCAAGACTGTAAAGGGAAAAGGGGTAAAGGAGATGGAAACCAACATGCACTCCTGGCACCATGGCCCGCCAAACAAAGAACAATATGAAAAATTCATTGAGGAGTTAGATGCGTAAAACATTTGCAGATATATTAATAAGAAAAGCTGAAGAAGATGAAAAACTAGTAGTTTTGATTGGCGATATTAGTCATTTTCTATTAAAAGAATTCGAAAGCAGGTTCCCAGATAGATTTTATAACATTGGGATCTGTGAACAGTCCATGATCGGGATCGCCGCCGGCCTGGCTCTCAATGGCTTTAAGCCAGTTGTACATACGATAGCTCCATTCTGTGTTGAAAGGGCGTATGAGCAAATTAAGATTGATTTATGTTATCAAGAGCTGGATGTGACGATAGTCACAGTTGGTGGCTCGTTTGACTACGCTCACTTGGGATGCACACACCATTGTTATTCAGATATATCAATTTTAAGACCACTTCCAAATATCGATATATTTTGTCCGGGAAATAAAAAAGAATTCAAAAATCTTTTTAATAAAACATGGTCTAACGGTAAGACAAAATACTTTAAACTATTCAAAAGCATGCATGAAGAAGATTTTGATATTAATCCATATGACTGTCATATAATAGAAGGAGATATAACAAAGCCTCTTATTTTTACGTGTGGGCATACACTAGAAATAGTAAAGGAAAAGCAAAACATAATTATATATTTACCAACAATAGAACCGCTTTCATTAGAAACCGAACTAAAAATAGTTAATTTATTAAAAAAACAAAATAATTGTATATCAGTTGAAGAAAATTCTTCAATAGGCGCCCTGGGAGATAAAATATTCGATATTGCTTCCAGGAACAACATGCTAATAAATTTAAAAAAAACAGGTATACCAAGAAAGTTTTGTACAGACTATGGAACTGCTGACGAACACAGAGAAATTTTAGGGTTAACAAAGGAGAAATTAAGGTATGTATAATTATGATGTTATATATGAGGAATGTAGCTTTTTAAGTAAAAAAATTAATATTGAAAAATTTAAAAATTCGAATATATTAATCACTGGGGCAAATGGATTAATTGGTGGTTTTTTAGCTGATTTTTTTGTTTATATTAATAAATGTTTTTCTTTAAATATTAATCTTTTTTTGACGTCTAAAAGTAAAAAAGATAATCTGAAAAGAATTAAACATATAGTAGAAGATAATACGGCAAAATATTTTTCATGGGATTGTACAACAAGAATTGAACACTCTAAAATACCAGAAAAAATTGATTTTTGTTTTTTTTGTTCTGGTTATGGACAACCAGCCAAATTTTTAAAAAATAGTATAGCAACATGCTTGATAAATGTAGTGGGTGTTGAATCAATATTAGAGCACATGGATAAAAAAGGTGGAAAATTTTTATTTTTAAGTACTAGTGAGGTCTATGGCACTCCTCCTACAGACTTTGTCCCCACTCCGGAGAGCTATAATGGTGTTTTCGACTTACAGAACAATCGATCGTGTTATATCGTATCAAAACGCCTAGGCGAGATACTTTGCAAACAATATGCAGAAAACAATAACGTTGAAACAAAAATAGCTAGAGTCGCTTTAACATATGGTCCCGGAGCGTTATTCTCTGATGAAAGGGTGCTGCAGGATTTTCTTTTTAAAGCGCAAAATGGAAATATTAATCTACTAGATGAAGGCGCCTCAAGAAGAAACTACCTTTATATTACTAATTGTGTTTATATTTTAATATATATATTGACAGATGGAAAAGAATTAGTATATAATGTAGGTGGAGATGTTGAGGAAATAACAATTTATGAATTAGCCAATAAAGTAGCTAGCTTTTTTAATATAGAAGCCATAAAGAAAAATAAGCTTCCTTCAGAAGCCACAAAAGAGGCGCCAAAAATTGTTAGTTTGGCCATGGACAGGTTTCGAAATGAATTTCCTGAGTATGAAAAAGAAATAATATCTTTAGATGAAGGGATTAAAAGGACAATTAAATGGTTTAACTTAGGAGGAACCGATGATTAATAAAATTTGTGAAAAAGATCTTGAAAATTCTCTTGGTGAAGAACTGTCTGTTTTTCTAAAAGAGAAAATTAAAGATTTTGATTTATCTTATATGGAATTAGATAAAGAAGAAAATAATGATGTCATATTAGAAATATTAAAATATCTGTACAAAAATACAGGGGAAGTAACTCGTGCCGGACAGCATCGAATAGGAGATTGGGAAAAAGGCTGGAGTGAAAATTCTGAAGGGTTTCTAAAACACAGAAAACATAATTTTTTAATCCCAAAATACTTCGGAAAATATCCATATATTAGATGGAATAAAAAAATAATTAAACCATGCAATAAAGATATGGAATATAATCTAGTTAGCTTATTACAATATTGGATATTCGAAAAATTTATTAAGAACTGTGCAAATATATATGAATTTGGCTGCGGGACTGGACATAACCTTTTAAGAGTTAACGAAGTCAATCCAGAAGCAAATGTTTTTGGGCTTGATTGGGCCACAAGTTCACAGCAATCGATTGAAAATATTAACAAAGTCTTCAACACTGATTTTAAGTGTAATAAGTTTGATTTTTTTAATCCGAATTATGGTCTTTCTCTAGAAAAAGACTCAGGGGTATATACCTTTGCAGCTTTAGAGCAAATTGGCGATAAATATGAAGATTTTATTAATTTTTTACTAGAAAATAATCCTAAAATATGTTTTCACATAGAACCAATTAGTGAATACTTAGATGATACAAACTTATATGATTTTTTAAGTAAAAAATATTTTGAAAAAAGAAATTATCTTAAAAACTTTAAAAACTATATGCACAAGCTAGAAAAAGAGAAAAAAATTAATATTATTTTTGAAAAAGAAAGCTTTATTGGGAGCATGTATATAAATGGGTATTCGATTATAGCTTGGGAGAAAGTAAATGCCTAGGTTTATTTATTCAAAAGTTAATGAAAAACTGTTATTAATTATTAATAAAAAAGATGATATAGTTGCGGATAGAAACGATCTGTCTCCTGATGATGCTCTTTTACAAGTTTCTTCGAAGGTTTTATCAAAAAATGATCTTTTTGAGCCTCATAAGCACAATAATATTAGGCGAGAAACCTTTGGAACCAATGAAGCATGGGTCATTCTTTCAGGCTCGATTGAAGCAAGGTTTTGGGATCTAGATAATACCTTGGTTCATGAAGAGATCCTAGAAAAGGGCGATTGCGCAATCGTGTTTTCTGGAGGTCATGGTTTTAAAGTCTTAGAAGAGGGAACTATTTTATACGAATTTAAAAATGGGCCATATTTTGGCCAAATTAAAGATAAAACATACATAAAAACAAAGGAGAATGTTTAAATGAAAAAGGCATTAATAACCGGCGTAGGAGGCCAGGATGGCAGCTACCTGGCGGAATATTTATTGGATAATGATTATGAGGTCTATGGGATGATAAGAAGGCATTCGGTAGCCGAAAACCAAGATTCCAGAATAAATCATATAACAAAAAACATCAATACGTACTATGGTGACTTGTTAGACTACCCTTCTTTGGTAAGAATAGTTAATGAAGTCCAGCCGGATGAAATATATAACCTTGGCGCAATGAGTCATGTTAGAATCAGTTTTGATATGCCATCATTTACAATACAAACAAACGCTCTAGGCGTCTTGAACATGTTGGAAGTATATAGAACAACATGCCCAGAAGCAAAATTCTATCAGGCATCTTCTTCAGAGATGTTTGGCAACTCTGTTGATGAAGACGGGACACAAAGACTCACAACACCAATGAACCCGGTTAGTCCATATGGGTGTGCAAAGGTAATGGGCTATAATCTTGTTAGGCATTATAGGCACGCATATGGACTTCACGCTTGCAACGGAGTTCTTTTCAATCACGAATCCCCAAGAAGGGGTTCAAATTTTGTAACCAACAAAGTTGTTAAGGGCGCTGTTGCAATTAAGAAAGGGTTACAAGATAAACTAGAGCTAGGAAACATGGATTCTTATAGAGACTGGGGGCACTCAAAAGATTATGTGAGAGCTATGCACATGATCCTTAACCATGATACTCCTGATGAGTTTATTGTTGCGACCGGCGAAACACACTCTGTAAGAGATTTGTGTGAAGTTGTATTTTCAAAACTTGGATTAAATTACGAAGATCATATTGTTCAGAACCCGATTTACATGCGTCCTGAAGAGCTAAAATACCTTAAGGGGGATCCTTCAAAAGTAAAAAACGTGCTGGGCTGGAAGCCAGAGTACACATTTGAAACGCTATTAGATGATATGATCGATCGCTGGGAAAAGGAATTATAATAAAGGAGAAAAATAATGAAACTATCAAATCAAGCAGCCGGAGCCCTGTTAATGGTTCTACAAAAATGTCTTTGGGAGCAAGCAGATATCATGCCGCTTCTTAACGATATGGTTTTTGAGATGTCCGATGATGGGCTTGTGGTAACCAATCCACCTGTCGTATCCGGAGACCTTTCAGAGCTAGAAGAGGCCGTCAATGCGGAAGGTTGATAAACCTTGGGGCCACGAAGTGATTTGGGCGGAGACTGATAACTATGTTGGGAAGATTCTACACATCAATGGAGGTCACCGCCTATCGCTCCAATACCACGACCTCAAAGAAGAGACTGTATACGTCTTAGAGGGAACTCTCATTGTGTGGACTGATACAAGTGAAGCCGTCGCCATCCAGCAAGGCAACACCTGGCACAACGAACCGGGCCGTGTTCATCGCTTTGGGGCAATGCAGGGCGCAGACGTTGTTTTAATGGAAGTGTCGACACCTCACCTCGATGATGTTGTGAGACTAGAGGATGATTATGAAAGAGAGTAGAACAGTCGTGGCCAGCGGTTATTTTGATCCGATTCACGTTGGTCACATTGAGTATTTAGAGATGGCCGCCAAACTTGGAGATAAGTTGATTGTTATTGTTAATAATGATAATCAGGCAGTACTCAAGAAGGGCACCCCGTTTATGACCGAGGGAGATAGACTTAAGATCGTCTCCTCTCTCAAGTGTGTCGACGAGGTATTCCTTTCTATCGATGAGGATCCTACGGTATGTAGATCTTTACAAGCCGTAAACCCCGACATCTTCGCAAAAGGCGGAGATCGCTTTATAGATGAGATTCCAGAAGCTACAACTTGTAAAGAGATTGGAGCAGAAATAGTTGATGGACTTGGAATGAAGATCCGTTCATCTTCTGATTACTATAATAAAGAAGAATAATGCCCATTTACGCTTACGAATGTAAAAAATGTGGGTCAACTTTAAAGGCAATGGTTGGGGCAGATGAAGACCCAACCACTTGTTCAGAAGTGTATGATTGCGCCGATAAAGGCGAAATAACAAAACAATTATCTACTGTTAGTATCCGAAGAACCGCCGAAGAAACTTCAAAAAAGACCGGCGAACTAACAAAAGATTATATTGAAGAAAACAGAAAGATTCTTCAAGACGAAAAAGATAATTTAGCAAATAGGATGTTGGATTGATGATTTATGGTATTATAACAGTTTCGGTATTACTTAATGTAATTCTAACTTGGTATGGCCGCCGCCTTGTAACCGACCTTTCAGACCTTTCATTAGAAGTTGAGGAAGTGATTACAGACCTCAACATTTATCATCGCCACGTCGAACAAGTATACCAGCTTGAATCCTTTTATGGAGATGAAACCTTACGTGCCTTGTTAGAGCACTCAAAGGCCGTCTCAGAGAGAGTTGGAGACTTTACGACCCTGTTTAGCAGGTTAGAGGAAGAAGAGCTTACAGGTGCCCTAGAGGAGCAAATAGATGACAACGAAGAAGAGAAGGAAGAGCAAGTATCCAAAGAAAAAAAACATGTATTTTACGCAGGTACACGAAGACGCAATTCTTGAGTACTGTAAATCAAAATCAAAAGCTAGAAGAGAAGAGTTATACGTAACACTAATCCAACCTGCTTTTGACGAGTTGGTTGATAAGATTGTTTATACGTATAAGTTTAACTCACTTCCAAATTGCGATATTCTAAAAGAAGATTGCAAAGTCTTTTTGGTTACAATCTTAGAAAAGTTTGATGTTGAAAAGGGCTATAAGGCCTTTACTTACTTTTCAGTGATCACAAAGAACTGGTTTATTGCCGAGACCAAGAAAAGAAAAAAGAAGCTTCAAAAAGAAGTTGCCTTGGATGTTTCTGATACAGTATTAGATGAAAAGCTTATCGTTCGAAACACTTACATCCAAGATCGCACAAAAGCAGAGTTTATTGAGGTGCTCCACGAAGAAATAGTATGGTGGAAGGAAGAAACATCCAGCGCTCAAGATAGAAAAATCTTAGAAGCAGTCGAAGTTTTATTTGAGTCAGTAGAACAGATTGATATATTTAACAAAAAAGCTGTATATGTTTATCTGCGGGAGATTACCGGCTTTAGCACAAAACAAATAACTTCTTCTCTAACAAAAGTAAGAAAAAAATATCGAAATCTAAGAGCCGAGTGGGACAACGGAGAAATCTAAGGCGGAACTATTTATCTTAGAGGTAGTTTTGTATGGCAGTTCGTATACCACGTCCAAGATTAATAGAAAGGTTTGGATCTTATAACAATTTAAGATCAAACCCTTACTCAAACTCTGAGAAGATTTTAGACGTAAGAAACGGAGTATTGGATCCGTATACTCAAATAGCTCAGAGTGCCTTACAAAACTCTTACGCTGTCGATTCTTTATCTACATTTGGCAACACATTCAAAGCTAGAATACTGGGAGTTACAGCGGGAAGGCCGGCGGCACATCTTTATCCGGATTTATACGCCAACTCAACAACGACAGGAGAGATCCCTGAATATTTTATATTTGTTCTAAGGGATGAATCAGACCAGTTTGCCCCAGATCCCTCAAGTTATGCAACAACAGTGCAAAGTTATGTCGACACGATTGGGTTGCAAGGCCGAGCAATATCAGAAAAGCCCGTTAGTGAAACAATAGAATCTTTTGGTATCGGTGACATTGTTGAGGTATATAAACCAGAACAAAACTCATGGAACGGCGCCGTAGTTAGAAAAGTTGTGGTAAGAAACAACTTTTCTGCAGATGTTGTTACTGGCGACGGCGCTTCATTTTATTTTAATAGCTCCGGAGGCCAGCCGTTTCGTTCGGGCCACGGCCGAAACGTGTATGGTGGCTTAGGCCCGACTCTTCCGGGTGTCACCTCGGCTGAAGTAGTCGATACGTTCAAAAACAACAGGCCAATGAAATTTGGAGTATGGCTCGATAGAGGAGTCTCCGAGACGATGCAGGACTTGGATGACTTTATCTCAATGTGGAAAAATAACAACATAGCTATGGTCAATCACATGATCACCAGTCAGGCTGTTGATAATAGAAATCCAAATTTAGATTCTAGTCAAATTCCGACGCTTTCTAGCGGAGACAAGCGATGGCCACTAAATTTTGACGAAGCAGCCGATGGTTTCACTCCGGCTCAGATAGCCCAAATTGCAGACAAGCTAGCTACAGCAGGAATAGAATATACAATCACTGTTTGGCCATATCCCAGCAGAGCCCTGATAGATGATTATGCTGCAAAGATTAGAGGATTTATCGGCGCCGCAGGCCCAGAAAAAATAAAAGCTATTGAGTTTGATGTGGAAGGCGCAAGCTGGAATACATCTGCTTGGTACGGAGACCGAAACTTCAGGGCGTTAGATCCCTCAGAAGCCTTTGCTGACAAGGTGGAAGCAGCAAAATACCTACTGACCAAGATGAATGAAATACCATCAATCAATAATGGATCGATTAATCTGGAAGCCACCACCCACCAGGGGCGCATGGGGACAGTTGGAGATTTCGTTCTAGCAGCCCAGCAAGCCGAAGAGGAAGCGTCCACCTCAATTGCCAAAATTAGCCAGTGGAATATACAAGCCTATTCGAAGTTTGTGCCATCCGAACAAGCAGTGAGGCAGCCCGGCACATTCCAGGCCCGAGCCGCTGAGAAGTTTAATGATCAATTTAGTTCTAGTTCACCGCTCAACCCCAAGCTTGGTATGGGCCTCGCTGCATATAGACTGTCCGGCTTTGATAATGGAACGCTATCTCCTTACGAGAACGTGCTAAGGTGTGTATTGAGTACGATCGAAAACTCGTCTGCGGATCGCATTTATTTTTGGAGCGTCGGCCGTCTTCAAAATCAAGAGAACAAAAACGCAGTTTATGGTGTTACTAACGCTTATAGACAGGTAAGAGAGGGTGACGGTTCGTTTGTCCCGGAAGGTATTGATGGCCCAGGGGCTCAGGCGCTGCTCACTAGGCCCACAAGCGGGCCAATACCTGGATACGATCGTTTAGAATATGATTTAAGTGGTAGACGACGGAATGCTGTGCAGCCTCAACTACTTCAAGTCTTGCAGTCTGTCGCTAGTCAGGAAAACTTGTACATTGTGATTTGGAGCGGCGGTCAACCACCTGAAGGAGGCGGAGACCGCACGGGGAGCGGCCGACATGACTTTGGTTGGGCAGCAGATATACACATATATAATGCGACTACTGATCCGGCCACCGGCCAACCATCTAAAACTGGCTCAAAAATCAGGGTTGACAGAACTTTAGCCGCCATGACAAATCCAGAAGATTACAGAGTTTATGAAATTTATGGAAAGAGAATTTATCAAATAGCCTTAGCGTTTTTCCAAGCAGGTATAACCGGTATGGGCGCCGACCACGACTATCAAAGTGGAGATCTGCATGTTGATATAGCCAATATAGGCAACCCACGAGATGACGGCCGCTCCCGAAGGCCTTACTGGGGTGATGATGGTAATGACAACTACACCACAGCCTCAGCCCTTGAGTTCGTAAAGGGAGCATGGACTGCTGCCGGGAACGCTCCTCCCTAGTTTATAACACAAATTTATGAAAAACCTAGACGAAACATTATCAAACGCCCTCGACAACATTGAGGAAGACAGGGCAACAACAAAAGAACTTCTCCAAGACCTAATGAAATACCTAGGCGCAGCCGAAGAACGCCACAGGGAAGTTGGACCTGTTGCTGCTAAATATGTTGAGACCTTGCAACGATCCAATGAACAGTTAGTAAAAGTTGCTGCTTTGATGCAAAAACAAAAAACTTCATCTTTTGAGTTCTCATCATCAGACAAAGATCAGTTATACGACATCATAAACGATAAAGAAGAAGAATAATGCCAAGAATAGAAAAACTAAATGAAAACAATGTTGTATCCAAAGAAGCCAACAAGCAGATAGAAGAAAAAACTTTCGAAAAGAACAGTACAGGCTCAGGTATTGGATGCGCAGAAAAGTTTGAGCCCTTACCAGAGTTTATTTCTGCAAAGTGTGAAAAAGTACTCTCAAACGCAAACTCTTTTATTGTTCTAGGAAGGGACCGCCCAAAGGACCGCCTAACCGGCTACGGCGGCATTGGAGCACCGGGCGCCCATTCTATTGACTTAGTTGTCGGCCGCAGAGCACCGGGTGCGCCAAAAGACGAAAAGGTTTTTGTCGATCCTAACTTTATAACGGACGCTGCCAGAGTTTACATTGCCGAGAAGACAGACGTAGATCAAAACTTTAAAATCACCAGCAAGAACTCTCCAAACGCCATTGCTCGCTCTGCCGTCGCTCTAAAAGCAGACGCTATAAGAATAATAGCAGACGACGCTGGAATAAAACTTGTAACAAAGGTCAATAACAGAAACTCCAATGGAAAACTAATCAACCGGTCTCTTGGAGTGGACCTGATAGGTGGGAATGATGACTCGGATCTACAGCCTATGGTAAAAGGAGAGAACTTAGTTGAGTTCCTAAACAAACTTATAAAGCAGATCAGCGATACAAACGGTCTTGTAATGGAAATGTCCAAGGCGATGCTTATTTACGAAGCCGGCATCTTAGCGGCCCTAGGAGTGCCATGGCCAGGAAATGGCACCGTCGCAACCGTCCCCACTGTGCTCAAGTCCCTAGAGGACACAAAGATTATCTTAAAAGGTATCTCACAAAAGATAAGTTTGACATCAGACACAGTAAACTATTTAACTAGCATTGGCTATAAAGATATACTTTCTAGTTATCATAGAGTAAACTAATGATTTTTGAAGAACTAATACTAAATAAAGTTAGCGAAATAGAGACGTCCAACCCTGGAGGCTTATCCTCAGTTGCAGCAATCTATGTAGAGACTAGATTCAGCATGAAGAACTCAGGCGGAATCGACCTACCTACTTTAAGGGCTAGCCTAAAAACAGAAGCTTCTAGTCTTTTCTCCTTACATTATGCAAATCTTGGAAAGGGGTCAGTCTTCTTTACAAACAATACAGTTGACGGAACTGCAATAACTTCAGAGGGGGATAGGATCACATTAGAAAGGGTTGAATTTATAAACCTAGGTGAAGAAGAGTGTGAAGATGTTATATTTAAAAAGGTTTTCTTTATATCATTAGACTTATTGAGCCTCCCTATGGGTGAAGACTTTATGAGTCCTAGCCGAGATTTACCGACAGTTGCAAGAATAAAGATCTGCAACTATAGAGACTTTAAAAAGAAAATTAGGTTCATACAGACGTTTATGAAGATCAACTTCTTAGCGTTACAAAGACCAACAAGCCGTAGCATAGTAAAAGGAATCAACTTTAGAAAGTTCTCAACTAAAAAGAAGCAGCTAACCAAGCTTACAAACTTCCTAGACACTGTTATCCCAAACAAGCCAAACAAAGATGGTGAAAGTATAATCATACACTTTGCAGACAACTTTCAGACCATATCCAAGATCGAGTATGTAAACGAAAAAGTAAGTAACGAAATGCAACTAGTTTTTCGTCAATCAGCCGAAGAGTTTGAGACTAGAAAATACAAAGCCCTCAATGACGCCCGAGCAAACTTTTATCTTTATAACTTTGAATCAATATATCCAGACCTGTTTGCGACAACATTCAGAGGGTTGAACATAAAGTTTGACAACCTGGTAAGAAGAAACTTTATAGCGCCCAATGTAGAAATCGTACAAAATGATTGTTTGGCTGCAGCTAACTTTCGCCAAAACGTATCCTCTGCTGACATTACAGCAAGGATTAGACAAAGTTTATCAGACGTGCCCACGAAAGAAGCCAGATCTCTACTGAAGGACAACCCCTTCAAAACCGCCGAGGACCTTATAGACGAAAGCGGATTCTTAGAAAGCAGCGATGTTAGAGCCGCCATGAAAGAAACTCTGAGAAAAGAGTTTCTTGTTGGGGGGAGTTCGATAAAAGACGAGGTGTCAGACTTCTTCGAGCAACTTCAGAATGCCGGCAGTTTTATTAGTAGTGATCAAGACTCACAAGCGCTCTCAAAATTTGGCCAGTTTGCAAACTCTATAGAATGGCAGCAGATTTTGGCAATTGCGTTAGCGAGCACAGCCTCAAGATATGGTATCGACGAGATCTTAGATGATAGTTTTGTCAAGAAGATAATGGCTGAACGTATTTCTAATTTTTTCAAAGATCCAAGAACAATAAACACTTTAATGTCAGGACTTCCACCCGCTGCCCTGCAAAGAGCTGCTTTATTTTTTGCGAGTATCGACTTGGCCAACTCGGTAGGTGGTGGATTCTCCATAGAGGAAAGAAGACTACGAAGACTGAACACCTTGCTTGATGAGCGTGCAGGCCTAGTGGAAGAAGAGCGACAAATAATACAAGAAGGAACAGCAGAAGAAATAGCAGAAATCCGTAACCGTCGAGATGAGTTAGAAGCTAGGATCGAGATAGCAAAAGAAAGGTTAAATGGGCCAACTGGTCTAGCCGGCCTATCAGCCGATATCGAAGCCGAACGAGAGGAAGAAAATAAAGATGACGTATATATCAACGAGTTAAATAGTATATTAGGAACATTTGAAGACATCGGAGATCTATCAACCGTTGAAATGCCAGAGTCAGAAGGGTCTTTCCTCGCAAAGCAGTTTTATGGTGTTGATTTAGATGATCCGGATAGCGCTAGAGACATTGACGTTGATCTTCGAGACGTCAGCTCTCCGAGTTCTGCTAAAAAAGAACAAAGGAAAAGACTAGTCAACATAGCAACGGGCGGAGTGTCTGGTGAGTTTACAGCCGAAACAAAAAACGAACTAATCGATTTGATTATTGGTTTGTCAAACTGCGACCGTCAAAATAACGCTGAGGTTTATACAGAGTTTATAATGTTCTTGGTCGATGAACTAGGTGCACCAATCTTAGAATACTTTGATGAGTGGTCTGAATGGTTAAATGCTTGGGACGTGAAAAATTTAGACTTTTGCAACCTACCAGATCTAAACTTACCAGACTTTAAGTTATTCCCCCTAAACATTAGACTACCAGATATATCAATGCCTGACATATTTGGTTTCATTTTAGGCTCAGTTTTATCAATCCTATATGCTCTTTTGCTAAGGTTGATTAAAGCACTGGTTCAGTTCTTGTTATCGCTGATACCTGACTTTATTTTTGATTTTGAGCCCTGCGAGTTTGCAAACGCCCTGCGTGATTTTGGCCAAACTCTTGCCGGTGCTATTTGTGCTGGTCTAGATGGTGTCGACCTGCCTTCTGTCGCTGCCTGTAGTGTCTTAACACCGAGAATAGGCAACCAAAGAAACAATCGTGACTTGCTCAACTTTTTTAAAGATGCTTGCGGAAAAGGCATTTTACCTGGACCCGATCTAGCACGCTTACTTGATGGCGATGTCAGTGAGGACACCCTCCAAAGAGCAGACGTCTATTTCAGAGCAATCAATTCCGATTTGGCATCAGAAATAAGGCTAAACCCAAGTATCCTTTCAGATGCCGGCTCAGCAATGGGTAGTATCATTGGAATAGGCGACTTGCTTGACACACTAGATGGCTTCTCACCCCAACTACCGGGCCTGAGCGCAAACGGCTTTGTTAACAACCTAGACTTATGTTCAGATCCTAATATTTCTGATTTGATTGATCAGCTGTGCACAGAGCCAAACCCAGCACTAAGAGAGGAGCTAGAAAGAATCTTGCAGCAACAGAGAGAAGCAGATAAAGACGATGCCGCAAAGATCTTTAAATACCTTACAGATCCAGAAAGCCTTACAAGAGAGATAGAAGACCAACTTCCAAACCAAGCCCACCCTTCACTGCTAATCCCACAGTTGGCAGCTGCCGGACAAACCAATGAACTACCGGTAATTAAGAACACACCAAAATTCGCCCTAAACAGAGACCAGGAGACCCTAGGAGAACTTCACGAAGATAATATAAAGGCAACACTAGGAAGTCTAGACGCATGCGTTGCAGCGTATGGTACGTCCCTTATAGAAAGGTCAAGAAGATATGAGGATAAGATCACTAGACTAGGCTCTCCCTTGAGGCTTCTAGCCGAACCAAAAACGATATCCGAGATTATTCCGGAAATCCCTATTAGTGACGCAATCGATCTAGCATTCCGGAATAATTTATTTTATTTAGATGAGATGCCGGTAGAGCCAAGAGAACTAGCATACCAAATCATAGATCGAAATCCAGAGATCAACAATAGTGACAAGAAAAGCTTTGATATAGGGGTGAGTTTTTATGAGGAAGAAGTCTCAGAACCTCTAGGGATAGCTATTGCCAACTCTGAAACAGACCCCGAGTCGCCTCTTAGAGGCTTGGTAAATGGAGATGAGACCAATCGTGCCTCCGGTGCGTTAAGTATCGAGAGAATAAAAGAAGGTCAGTTGGTCAAACAAGCTTTGGATAAGATTTCTTTCAATGAAGAGGTCGACTTCGATACGTTTGCTAGACAAATGGAAACGACGGGTAAAAGTATAGCTGCTGCTTCTCTAAGAATCAAGTTGGAAAATTCCGGTATTAGCTTGGACGAAGGTGGGATTGCTGAACTTTTAGGCGGGAATGAAGAGGTACCCAAAGGAAGCTCCTCAAGCCTTCTACCATCTTCGCAGTTAGAAGTCGTAATGGAAGATTATCTGAACGGAACTTTAAAGCAAGAAATGACTTATAAAAGATTTATCAAGGAACTTCCAGAATATTCTCAGCTTTTATTGACAAAAACAGATGATGAAATTGCATCTATAAAAGAAAACATAAAAACAATCTTTACATGTATCCTTCTTGAGGACGCCCATTTAAGATTTGCGGTTCTAAATACAGCAGGATATATCCTGTCGATCAACGACTTCTCAACATCTATTTATAATCGTTCGAGCGCAGCACAAAAGGTAAAAGTAAAAATCAATACACTATTTTCTGATTTTGAGGTTAATTATCTCAATAATAAAATCTATGGCTGGAATGCCATCTCTTATTATGTATACGAGATAGCAAAAATAACCGGTCAACTATCCTCTCTAAGTCGCTCACTAGGTCGACGTGCTACACCTCAAGATCTAATGTTCTTACTGATAGATGAAGCCGCCTCTTCTGTGTCTGGCTCATTTGCTACAGGCATGTCTTCAGAGAACCAACTTCTTTATTCAGCCATCGAAGGCACCGAGCCGGCTTCGATTATATACAACTTTAAAACGCCGTTACTTGAAGATGCTGTACTGGCCGAAGAAGACTTTGGCCCATTTTTAACCAGAGGCGCTGATGCTGACGGCCCGAGGGGGAAGACATCGTTTTTAGTCTCTAACTTATCTTATAAAGTTACACTCAAATCAGAAAGCACCCTAGCAACATCGCTGGAAGACGTTGACCAGAACGATCTCCTCCCTTCTTCCGATGAAACAACAGCTGCCGAGAGGGCTGTTGGTTCAAAGATGGAACTCCAGCGATTAGTTTTCTTAAACATTAAAAATGGCAATCCGGTTCTCCTGGGTCATGACGACCTGTTTGAAACCGAAAATCTTATGGCCAGTATCCAAACCCTTACTGAGTCTGAGGATAGCTTAGAAGACTTTGTTTTCAATAACTTTAATGTCTCTATGAAATATAGAGTACTTAGTTCCTATCTGACCAAATTCCTTTCTAGCGAATTCCCGAGGCCCCCCGAGCAAGCAATTGACCAACTCAATATGATCAGCTCAGAGACAAAAACACTAGGCCTATATAGAGATCAGAAAATAAGCACAATCTTGGCAGCTGCTGAAGCTCCAATCTTTGGGATCAACGGTGCGGGTTTCATAATGACTGAGCTTTGTTCATTCGAAAGAGAAATAAACACCCCGCAAGAGACTCAAGATAACCAACTGATCTCAAACCTAATGCTATCTAACAACACCTCGCAACTAGCTAGCGACTTTAAAGCCAACGCCTCTATTAACATTTTCTTATCTTGTATGCTGCCAATTCCAAACATTATAAATGAAGCAACTAGTTATTCTGTAGAGGAAGTCCAAAAAGAAATAGCTTCAGAAGAAGACGAAGCCGGGCCGCTAGGCCTGGTTGGGGAAGTGGAAGTTAGAGATATAGTCTTCAAGCCTGTAAAAATACAAAATAAGATCTGCACAAAAGTAAGCAAGGACTTCTTAAAAAATGTCTAATATAAAACAAACAACAAATATTGATTTTGATATCTTTGAAAACGATCAGGTTTTCGATACAGCCACTGATGCTGACCGATTAGTAGACAACTCGCTTGTAATTCCATCGGACGATCAAATACTAACAGCAGCGCCCTTTCTATCTGTTAGTTTGCCAATAGACAAAAACTCAACGAACGCATCTTCGGACGGCTATCAAATGATTCGTGGTTATAGAAATCTAGTTAAACAGAACTTCAAAAATCTAATGCTAACATCACCAGGCGAAAAGATTATGGATCCTTTATTTGGAGTTGGCGTAAAGAAGTATTTGTTTGAGTTGAGACAGCGAGGAATAGAATCCCAGCTGGAAGGCCGCATTTATTCACAAACTAAGAAATACCTTTCCTATATAACGATCAGACAAGTAAGTTTTAGTGAACAACAAAACGATAACCGCTTGGGTGTGAGTGTATCTTATTTTATCAACCCGCTAAATATTAACGAGTTCTTTAACTATTCTACAAATACCCAGCAAAGCTTATAGGCCCTAGAGGAGAAATCAAATGTCAAAGGTTACAAGACCAGCGATACGTTACACATCAAGAGAGTTTGAGACAATCAAACAGGATTTAGTATCTTTCATTAAAAGATATTATCCGGATACTTTCCAAGACTTCCAAGAAGCCGGATTTGGCTCAATGGTTCTTGACACCACTGCTTATGTTGGTGACATTCTTTCTTTCTACTTAGACTATTCTGTTAACGAGTCCTTTTTAGACACCGCCGGCGAGTTTGAGAACATAATAAAGATCGCCAGGCAAATGGGTTATCGATATCAGCCAAACAAAACATCAACTGGTATTTGCTCGTTTTATATTTTAGTGCCGGCAACAACTTCCAGTGACCTAGAAGGCGGCGCAGCACCAAACTATAACTATGCTCCCACCTTATCAAGAGGCACTTCACTCAAAACCTCTTCAGGGATAGCGTTCACGTTAGCAGCAGACATTGACTTTTCTGACCGCAACAATGAGGTCGTTGTAGCCGAAAGAGATGATGAAACAGGTCGCCCGTCCCGATTCGCAATAAAAGGCTTTGGCCGTGTTATTTCCGGAAAGACGTCAGTCCTACAAAGAACGATCGGAGAGTTTAGACCATTTCAGAAAGTTAGACTAAACAATAACAACATTATTGAGATACTTTCTGTCTCTGACTCAAACAACAACGAATACTTCCAAGTACCAAACCTAGCCCAGGACACGGTTTATAGACAGATGCCTAATAACGGTCCAGACAAGGCGTATGTAAAATATCTCCTACAACCAAAAGCAACCCCAAGAAGGTTCGAAGTCCTTAGAGAGCAGGGAGCAACATTTCTTAGATTTGGATATGGATCAGAAGAAGAGATCGAGAGTCAAGAAAAAACAATCATACCAAGCAAGAAAACATTAGATTTATTCGGCAAAGAATATATCTCAGACACCTCTTTCGATCCAAACGTTCTTCTAAAGAGTGGTAAGTTTGGAGTATCTCCAGCAAACACGGTCCTAAACGTAACGTATAGAGAGAATACCAATGCGAATGTCAACATTGCCGCCGGCACTCTAAACGCAATCGCAAGACCTTATTTTAAGTTTACTGACGCTGCGACTAGCGATAGTTTAAAATCACAAGTAATAAACAGTCTAGAAGTCACCAACGAGGAGCCTATCACCGGTGACCTATCTCCGCTGACAACTAGTGACATAAAAGTTCTTGCTTCTAACTCCTTATTCGCACAGAACAGAGCGGTAACAACGGCCGATTATAAAGCCCTGCTATCAGCAATGCCTTCCGGTCTCGGAGGGGTCAAACGAGTTGCGGCTTATAAAGATTCTGCAAGTTTGAAAAATAATATAAACTTATTTATTTTGTCAGAGGATAATTCCGGAAAGCTATCTACACCTACCGACTCAATGTTCAATAACACTAAAGCGTGGTTGGCTAGATACAAACTAATAAACGACTCAGTTGACATCTTTTCTGCAAAAATTGTAAATGTTAAAATAGATTTTGTTGCTGTGTCCGAGGATGGCTATGACAGGGCCTCAGTTCTAGCAAGAATCAAAAGAGATCTCGCAAAATACCTAAGACAAAATCCAAATGAAATAGGTGACTCAATTCACGTAACAAAACTTACAAATATCATTAACGAAACAGAAGGCGTTGCTGATGTTATACGTGTCTTCCTGGAGAGAAAAACAGGAGCAGATTATTCCTCAACTGTATACAATCTAAACGCAAACTATTCATCTGATGGTAGGAAGATCTTTATACCAAAAAATGTTATTTGGGAAGTTAAGTTTCCAAATCAAGATATCAACGGAGAGGTAAGATAATGGCTTATAAAAAGTTTTTTGCAAATAAAGATAATACAATAACAAACGCCTCAAAGTTTGGTGGCACAACAAGGGCAACCGGTTCTAACATGGGCTTAGCAGATTCTGTTGAGATCTTTAAGCTCTATGGCAACATAACAACCTCGTCAGTAGAACAAAGCCGTGCCTTATTTGAGTTTGACACCGCAGAAATAAACACAGCAAGGACCAGCGGTCAGATTCCTGCCTCTGGTTCCGTTTCATTTTACCTCAACTTATTCAATGCTAAAACCCCATTCACGACACCAAGAAACGTCGATCTAATAGTCCAAGCAGTTTCTAGATCGTGGGACGAAGGCCGTGGAATGGATATGGACGAATACAAAGATCTAGGCGTATCAAACTGGGTCTCTGCTTCCACCACTACCGGCTGGACAACAGCAGGTGGCGATTTTCTTGATTCAGCTATCTACAACAAAACTTATCGCCTAACAGAAGGAACCGAGGATTTATCAGTTGATATTTCAGACCTTGTAGAGGATTGGATTGATAGTACCGTAGCAAATTATGGAGTTATTGTAAGACTCTCAGGCTCTTTGGAAACAGACTCTGACTCTTATTACACGAAAAAGTTCTTTGCAAGATCATCGGAGTTTTTCTTTAAACGCCCAACAATAGAAGCTCGCTGGGACTCTTCTGTGAAGGACCAAAGAGGAGACTTTTATGTTTCATCCTCAATGCTATCAACAGAAAATCTTCATACTGTTTATCTTTATAATAACTTTCGTGGTATCGCAAAAAACATTCCAGCAATAGGAACCGGCCCGATTTATGTAAAGATTTTTGATGCTGAGTCAGGTGGCACAGAACTAAACTCAGCAGTATCTGTTAGCTACCCAGTGACTGGCGGCTATGCTGATACCGGTCTTTACTCTTGCTCATTTGATCTGAACACAACTTCATCAACAGTGTATGATCGATGGTTTAACGCAGATTACTCAACTTGTTTCCACACAGGCACAATAGATCTAAAAACTTATAATGCGCAAGAAGATAATAAAATAGAACCTTTAATTCTTTCTATTACAAATTTACAAGACATTTATAGTCGAACAGGAATAGACACAAGGGTAAGGCTCTTTACTAGAAAACGCAACTGGTCCCCAACTGTTTATACGGTGGCGAGCACAGCAATAGAAAACTATTTTGTCGACAACATCTACTATAAAGTAGTAAGAAAGGTTGATAATACTGATGTTGTTCAGTATGGCACAGGCTCAGTAGAACACACTCTTTTGTCTTACGATAAGCAAGGCTCTTATTTCGATTTTGACTTCTCTAGCTTAGAAGCGGGGTACCTGTATGAATTCAAGTTCATTATTAAAGAAGGAACTATTTATAATGAATACCCAACTGGCTTTAAGTTTAGAGTAGACGAATAATGACAATAAAAAAGTATTTTGAAAACAATTCTTTTTCGAATAACTCATTAACCGACCTAGAAAACAAGGAAGGAATAGACTTTGAGTCGTTTGAGTATCTTGATGAGTTAGAAAAGCAAAGAACAAGGTTTATCCCCAACGTTGACTTTTCTAAGCCGGAAAACTTTGCTTTTTACGGTCTTGCCGAACAGTATTATAAAGATGCTACGTCAAGAGTTATCAACAACTATCCTTATGATGGCTCTAAAAAAGAGTTGACCGAATGGTATAATGACTCAACTTACTTTGACTTATATGTCTTTGAGAATGAATATCCCAGGTCTAATGGCTATGGTATCTTCGCAGCAAATGGTTGGGGAACACAAACATCAACAGTGGATGGATATGGCCTTCCGGCAACCTTGGAATACATTTCTATCAAGGGCGGCCCAAACGCAGGTCCCGGTAACACATACGCCGGCGGCAACATATATGACCCGTCTAAACAAAGAAACTCAAACTTAGCGCTAAACCTAGACACAAAAGGCGCCACGGTTGAGTTCTGGCTCAAAAAAGACGAGTTTGTTCCTGGGTCAACAGCCCGAGAGGTTGTGTTTGACCTTTGGAACAACGAACTAAGCAGCTCTGGTGATTATGGTCGGTTTAGAATCGAACTAAACACCTCAAGTGCCGGCAATTTTGCTTCATCTAAGGCCTTCAGGGCCATTATACACTCTGGATCCAATAGACAAGAGGTTCTACTTGGGGATTATACAACAACCGCCTCGTTTATCTCTCAAGAATGGACCCACTTTGCTTTTGCAACATCAAAAAGCACCATAAAGCTCTATAAGAACGGTGAATTAGACTCCTCTGCGGCCTATGGAACAGACTTTGGAAATGTTTCTGGTACACTAAACGCTTTTGTTGGCGCACTTATAACAAACCCTTCTGGATCTACCGCAACAACCGGCTCTGGCAAGCTATCAGGCTCAATTGACGAGTTTAGATACTGGAAAACTACCAGAACTGAGCGAGACATAGAAAGAAACTGGTATACAAACGTCTATGGAGGCACCAACACAGACGATGCAAACACAGATCTGGGCGTTTATTTTAAGTTTAACGAAGGAATAACAGGGGACACCACAACAGACGCAACTGTCCTAGACTATTCAGGGCGTATTTCTAATGGCTCTTGGACCGGTTACACCTCCAACTCACGCAACATAGGTTCAGCGATTGTTTCAGCCTCTGCCGCCGAGAAAGAGTTTAAAGATCCAATCCTAAGAACCACAAACGCTCTTTATACCACTTATTATAATGATTCCCTAGAGAAAGGAAAGCGCCACGATCTAAATAACTCATCAAACATTTACTATTCATTCCCTGATTGGATTATTGATGAAGACTTAGAAAGTGGAGAGAAACTGCTCCAACTAGCACAAGCAGCTGCAAGTTATTTTGACACGGCTCAACTACAAGTTCAGTCTCTTAGAGAACTAAAGGACATAGAATACTCTTCACAAACTGACGCACTAGACGATAAGCCAAATCCTTTTGCGGAACGCCTCTTGACCGAAAGAGGAATGATAGCACCCGACTTCTTTGTCGAGAGAACAGTATTAGAAGATCTTTCTCAAAAGACATCAGGAGATGCTTTAGAATCAGATCTGTTCGATCTAAAGAACCTTATTTATCAAAACATTTATAACAACTTAGCGGATCTAGTAAAGCAGAAAGGCACAAGAGAAGCAATACGAAACATCCTCCACACTATGGGGGTCGGTGAAGAGTTAGTTTCTGCCAAGACCTACATAGACAGCGAAAAGCTAGTATTAGAAGACGAAAAATCTTACAACAATCAAAGTATAAGGTTTATTGACTTTTCCAAGAAAAACTTTAGAGATGCCGTTGTTTACCAAACTGGCTCAACCTCAAACGAACTAGGGTACATAAGTTCTTCATCGGATAAAAATGCATTATGTGTAGAATCTTTTGTTCGATTCCCAAAAATAAATGAAAATACAAACGCTGATCTTATACCAAACTTTTTAGTTTCTTCTCTTTTCGGCTTTCACGACATTGATGAAACGTCAGCGCCATACAACACTTGGAAAACCCAGGCTTCTGCTAGTGCTTTCGTAAGAGCGGTCAAGGATAACTATCTTGCCGAAAAAGTATACTTTGAGCTAAGCTCTTCTGTAGTGGGCGTCACCGCTCTAACATCTTCTAATTTCTATAATGTATACAACAACAGCGACTGGTACTTCTCGGTCCAGTTGGAGCCGCAAAACATTCTATTCCCTTCCTCGTCAGCCCCTGATTATGACCTAGTCTTTAGCGGATACTCATACTCAGGAAATAATCTAAATGAGTCATTTGCTGTTTCTTCATCAGTAAGTCGAGCAACAGCACTTTCATTCCTACAGACCAACCAAAAGGCTTACATAGGCGCAGAGCGAACAAACTTTACTGCCGGAACGGTATACAGTTCAGATGTTAGAAACGCCGGCTTGAGATTTTGGCTTAGAAACCTGACAGCCGACGAACAGAAAGATCACGCCCAAGACTTCCTAAACTATGGTTCTTCGACAAGGCTAGACAATGCCTATTCTTTGACTAGTTCCGTAAGACAAGGAGATCTAGCGCCAACTGACTATCTTGCTCTTAACTGGCAGTTTGACAAAATCACCACAACAGATGCGTCCGGATTGATTGAGGTATTAGACTCAACCTCTGGTTCATCCGAGAGAAGATCAAGAGGAACGTTCGTCAATGAAATAGCCGGGTATCACTATCCAGCCACATCATACGAGTTCCCGGTATCATCGACAGATGTTGTTCAGACCTTGTTTATTGACTCTTACTCGCCTGTAGAGTTTGATGGCTACAACTCTGACAATTTGATTCAGATCAAGACAACAGAAGACGAAAAGTACGGCCTAAACTCACGCTTTGTTTCATATGTAAGCACAGTAGAGAAAAGTGCGCAAGCAGGCATCAATGAAGAAATGCTAAAAATGTTTGGTTCTGTCAAGGAACTAGCATCAAACTTTGCTCAGCCGGCAGATCGTTATAAAAAAGAATATAAAAACCTAAGATTCCTAAGAGAGAGGTTCTTTAAAAACGTTGCAAACGACGTTGATGTTGAGGACTTCCTACACTTCTATAAATGGATTGACAGCGCAGTCCAGGCACTTGTCGGGCAGTTCATACCTGCTACAGCAAACTTTAATGAAGATGTATTTAACGTTATAGAATCGCACGCTCTTGAAAGAAACAAATACCAAACCAAGTTCCCGACTTTGGAACTTCGCCAGCCAGACCCGGTAGACTCAGCGGAAAGTCTTGATGCCCTTCTTGTTAATTGGAGACTGAACCACGCTCCAATCCCAGAAGCTCAAGATACAAACTGTGAGTGGTGGAAGCTTAGAGTCGAGCGCTCAAACCCCATTATCACATCCGGAGACTCTAACGTTGATGCTGGCCGAGAACAGATAAGGCTAGTCAAACTTTCAGCTGCAAATAGATCTTATACAACCCCACAAAGTTATAAGGTTGATGACTTTTATACCGGAAAGGACACAAGAAAAGCAACTTATTGGGATTCAGCAATAAAAGAACTTGGAGCAATCGTAGGCAGCGAATCTGAAGATTATCTTGTTTCCTATGCCGATGATGTTGCTTCTCTTGAGGATTGCAATGATGTTGTGGATCCAAATAAAAAAGTTAGAATGGACTTTAAAGTTCAGAATAACAGAGAATCCAATGAGTCATATTCTTACGGTAAAGGCCACTTACTTCCACCATACACAATGTGGAGTTCTTCTGTTGATACAGGATACCAAGCCAACTTATCAAGCAACTTTAAAACAAGCATTGGTATCAACAACCAACACGACGATACATACTCAAAGTTCCGTAATGCCCCTCTACAGTCTCCATTTACTGAAGGGTGGGTAGGTGGTAGGCAATACCGCCACAACGCTCTAAACAACGGCTCAGACGCATTTGGAACACGTCCGGAAGGCTTCTACCTAACTCTTACTGGAAGCTCAAACAAACAGATCAGAGTCACGAAAACATCTTATACCACCGACGGAACAGCCGACTCTGATACACCTCGTGCTTCTTTGTTCCGTGATGAACTAGCAAAAAGGCCTATAAACATAGCAAACAGGCAATACTCAACCGCTTCTTCACGCCTAGGAAACTTTAGATCTAATTACGAAGTTGTTATGACCAACGGAAGGACCAAAAATAACCTTTGGTTCCACGACAACTTTGCAGACATCTTAACCGAGACCGAAGTCTGGAACTTGAACAGAGGAACGGATTCGCCTTATTTGAATGCCACACTACCCTCTAGAGACGTTGTTAAGTCTGTTATAGTCAACCGGTTCTCTGCACCTGGAGGGCCTGAGATCCAGTCTCGTGGTTATTTTGAACCCACTGGCGAAGAGCTATCGCCTTATAACGCTTACCCATTTCGAAACACCGGAGTCTTAAGATCAAGCGGATCCGGAAATAATGATTTCGCTGGATCCTCCGATCCAAGAGTTAATATCTACACAAATATTCACACACAAAATGACGGGTTGAGAGTACTCCTGGCTAGAAAAAGAGGAAAGTTCGGCGTTGATTCAATTTTTGGTGCCGTAAGAGAATTGGATTATGATACGACTGGCTCTTATCAGAAGGTCTATGAAAACCTATTAGACTATAGAGAAGCCGTAACAGAAGTGCAAAGGGCGGCTGTGGCAGCAATTGCATCTTCCGGCAGCGTGTTGTTAATTAACAATCCGGCCGGCAATGACACTATAACGATACCGTACACTGCGACTAATTCTATCACTTTCACTTATAAGCCGACGGCAACGACAAACGTACAAATAGGAATTGGCGGGGCCAAGGGGGACACTGCCACAAACACGAGATCTAAAATCAACGCCCACCCGGTGCTTAGCGGCTATGTGGAAGCCCTCGGATCGGGCGCCGAAATAACACTTGAATTTAAACCAGCGCACCTTGGCGCAAATAATTATGCAATTTCAACTAGTGTGCCGGCTGACATCGACGTCGAAGGTTTTGCCGGAGGAGTTGATGCCATCAGTGAGTTTATCGACACATATCCAGCAAAAATTTACTATGACAACTTTTTTGTGTCACACCAGATCCCAAGAACTCCAGCTAACTACTCTTGGGTTGCGTACGCTTTAAATGGATCCAGCGGATCACTCTCGTACTCCAGAAACGCAACAGTTGCTAGCGGCTCAAGCTCAGAAGCGATTCCGTTTGCAGAGTTGATTAGTTCCATAGAAAGAACCACAATAGACTTTAGAGCATTCACTGGTTTATTTAGTGGTTCCTCAACACCAACTAGTGCGGTATTGACCTCTTCTCTTTATGCCTCGATGGTTGACCAGGGAACCACAGAAATCACAAACGAACTTACTGCTCCAAATGTTGGCATAGACAACTTCCACGTCTATACACACGCAATAAACAACTCTATCTTTGGGAACAACTCATTTAGCCAAATAAGAGGCGGGGATACAAGACAAGCAAGATCACTAAGAGAAAATAACACTTTATCATTTAGTTATCTTGATTCTCGGCAAACCGGCCCCGGCGAGTCAAATCCGATAGAGTTAGTCAGAAACATCTCAATGGCGCCGATAGTAGAGCACTATCCTGTGAAACAGCAGTTGCTGATCGGCACCAAAGTATCGAACTTCCAGTATTCATTCGGAAACGAGCTTGAGTATCTTCCGCTATCAGACCCACAACTCAATGCCATAGCCGGCACAAGCGAGATCCGAAGAAAGAAAAAAACAAGCTTCAACTATATCTCTGATTCTTATGCCATAGGATCCTCAACACAACTAAGAAATATTGTATACAAGCAAAACATTTGGCCAAAAGCTGAAAGAACATTTATAAAAGAAAACCGACAAAGAACACAGTTTGCAATCAATTGGTGGAGTTCTGGAAGAGCAACAAGAAGTAGAAATGATGTTGATAACTCCCTAGGGAATAACGTTCTAACACAGTCTATTTGGGCTTTAGACGGCGTATTGAATCCAACTGACCAACCCCAAAATTTATTTACGACTTTTGTTTCCAGTAGTACAGATCAATACAGCAATAAGTACATCTTTGGCGCCGGCGAGTTAAATAACAACTGCAGTTTCTCCTATGCAGCGCTAGCTTTCGCTTCCAGCGCCAGCCTGCGGTCTCCAGATATACCACCAAGTCCCTTCGAACAGCTCACCGCTGATCAGGTATTGATGGAATCCAAGGTAAAGCCATCTACACTTTATTCTAGACCGTTTACAATAAACGTTCAAAATCTAATCTACTCCTACACTGGATCGGGATATCCGGATGTTCAGGCATTCGTTCCACATCAAATAATAGGCGCCACGCCATGGACCGCTCCCGAGGAAGCAGGAAAAGAGCCTTTCTACTATGAAGATTATGATGCTTATGTACAAGAAGCAAAAGCCGCCGGAAAAGATTATTCCGTCATTCCGGAATTTAGAATAAGCGAAACAATAGATCAGATCCTAACTGGAGAAGAGGGCCGGTCAACTATCTTGTCTCCAATGCTTTCAATCACCGGAGGGTACTTGGTCGATGACACAAATAATGCTTTCTATACTGATTACACAAATTCAGACTTCCTAAAATACTTTAGCGTTATAAAAGATAAACACGATTCGGCCGAAATCGAAAATAAGGGCGTTCTCAAGCTTTCCTGCAAAGCAATTAAAAAGTTCTTACCTTATGAAGGGTTCTATCCGGCGCAGCGTGTTCTGCAATTAGGTACTTTATTCAGCCAGTCCTTTAGTGACGTCATAACAACTAACGGCACCGGGCATCCATTAAGAACCAATGGAGTCAATGCTGGTGGTTCGTTTAGAACTGCCATGGCGCCATTCTTTAGTCCGGGTATTCTTTGTAACAGTATCAAATCAGGAATCTCAGTCGGATATCCAATATTCACATCAAGTTTTGACGTTCTAACACAGTGTACCGGAACTTATTTAGGCAATGGCTCCACTGCAGTTTATGATGGGTTCTCCGCTAGAATCTCTGCCTCGTTCAATTATAGAATGCCATTTGAGTCGGTGACAGATCCACTAAGTTTCATCACTACGATTATTGATTCCGAGCCTGATGAATCAGCAGTATTATACAGCACTGCCTCGTATGACTCAAGTCGTGCTGGCTCTCCATTATACTCATACGCTGTAAACAACTTCTTAGCAGAAACAATGAATCTGTTTTTGGCTAACCGCTCTGTTTCTTCTTTGGTATCATCCGGAGAAAATGATTTCGGGCCTTTTATCCCTGGCAATGAATACAGGATGAAAGTTAGAGTCTTTGAGGAGGGTGTCGATATGTACAACGGCGATCGCTCCTTCGGTCCGGCTGTTGATGATGCCAATAATACAAATGGGACACCGGTTTCTCATCTTCCTTTCTTGCCTCCTTATGACATTGGAAGCACAACCCAGGAAGAAGGTGTAGAACTAGTCTTCAAACCAACTGCCGAGATTCACTCAATTGACTACATACTAAGCAACCTTACTGAATCATTTACAATTTATGATGATCTTGGTATTGCCGAAGGTACTTCTTTTGGAATTGACGGCCGAACCAAAATAACAGACTCCATACAACTCAAAAGAAAAGTAAGGGTTGGAGATTCTTCTCGTGCGGTGCCATCAGCGCCAGAATACGCAATCTCAATACAACCAAAGTGGGAAACGCCAGTATTGGACTTCAGCCATAGAACATCTTCTATGAACGTCACTAATACAAGTGCACAGCTGACATTTGAAGTTGACTATAACCAATTGAGTCCAGGCGACACGGTAACTCTGCCAGATGGCAACATTGGCGTTACGTTTACAGTCGTCACGTCGCCGTCGCCTGGCAACGTTTTCGCAAATGGCTGGGTTGCAACCGGTTCGTCCGCCAACGAATTTTTGCAAAACCTTCATGCATGCATAACTTCTAGCGCCGGCGACATCTACTCAAAGGCAACCACGCTGAACAACAATTTTACCTGCTCGGTTAACTCCAATGCATTTACCATGTCAGCCCGAGTGCCGGGTGCGCTAGAGAATGTTGTATACAGTAACACTGGTAATGGATTCACCAGCTTTAACGAAACCATTGGCTCCGGCTTTTATGATAACTCCTCTGTGTCCGACAACTATTATGTTGGAATGTGGCATCAACACGGCCGGATTCCAACCGGATCTCAAGGTATCAAAATGCAGATCACCGAGCCGATAATAACAAGCACAACCGGCTCACTAGCACAAGCGCTTGGCTTTACGAACGAGCCTGTAAAAATAGGTGAAATTGCTGACCGAAGAACCGTAAAAGAAGCTATCGTCGCCATTCCGTATACGATTGTCGAAGGAGAAAAAAGATTATTCCCCATAAACTACGCAGAGTTCCAGTTGGCTAGATTCTTTGTTAGAAATGGCGGTGAAAGACCGTCAGTGAGAGATGAGTATATCAGCCTAGCAAGAAAGGGACAGGAGTATGTTCTACCGCCTAAGTATGACTTCTTCTATAACCTGGAGCGACCAGATCGGCCCGAAGGAGTGTCACCATTCGCAATGTTTGTTTTTGACTTCAATATGAAACTCAACAGACAAGATCTTGCGGACATTTGGCAGAACTTACCACCAACATCAACAAGCGGCAAAAAAGATCTAACTTCTGGATTTGACAAAGAAGAAAGCATTGTAAATGTAGCTTATGGCGAAGCAGGTTCTTGGTTCCCTGAAGGCCTCCCGGCCGACACACGCTGGATGGTGTTCAAAGTCAAGCAAAGAGCTGCTTATGACTATTACGAACAAGTAAGAGACTCCTCATTGGCGAAAGGCCTCAGAGAAAGAGTTAACGTACAAGGCGCATTCGTTGACCCGACTTACAGCTACAACTGGCCTTATGACTTCTTCTCTTTTGTGGAGCTGGCCAAGGTTGACGCCGCAGTCGATAATAATGTTGTAGAGATCGCAGAAGCAACCACGCCAAGGGAGAGAGCCGCCGAAGCCGCCGCAAGCGGACGAGAAGAGGCAAGAGAACGAACAACAAGATCTGCAGCCGAAGACGATGCAACATCAGGAAGGCCCTCCGATGGGGTGGCTGCATCAAGGACGACAGGAGGCGGTTTCTTTACCGGTGAATAAAAAATGAGCTTATTCGATTCAAAACAAGAAGTAATAAACATAGAACTAACTTCATATGGAAAAAAGAAGTTAGCATCAGGAAAGTTTAGGCCTTCCTTCTATGCTTTCTTTGATGATGACGTTATTTATGATGGAGCTTATGCTGCCTTGACAGAAAGCACAAATGGTGAAGCAGACGATCGTGTAAGAAAAGAAACACCATATCTAAAAACAACTTATTCTATTGTTGGCGCTGATACCAAACTAAATAAAGGCAACGGCGACCAAGAACTTTTTGACAACATTCGCTTGTATGAAAATAGCAACTTACTCAAATATGGTCTAGGAACGTCAAAAATAGGCGAAGTAACCGGATCCCAAATCAGTGTTAGTTTTTTAGATGGCACACTAACAAGTGTCCATACTACTGCTTCCGCATTTGTCTTTGGGAACGATCTAAACCCGAAAACCGCTTACGACAAACCTCAGACAAAACTTGTTACACAAAACTTGGATCTGTCCCCCGAAATAAGAAGCTTGCCAGACCCGTCGATGACAATCCCACCAGAACTGATTGACCCAGCCAGAATAGAGCCAGCTGTTGTTTCTCCAGTCCTCCAAGACAACAAGTACATTTTCCTTGAGGTTGACGAGCTACTCTTGGCGGTCGATGAACTAAACTCTGTTGAGGCTTATGACAACTTTGAGATAAGTGTTTACAAAATCGAAACAAACGAAAACAACGAAGAAGAGTATAAAAAACTAAACTTTAAAACCAAACAAGAACAAGTCAATGAAGAAGGGTTCTTGATAGATGAAGTGGAAATCTCATCACAAGACTCTACAATCACAGCAGATGATGTTGAGTTTTATTTAGACATACAAATCGACGAAGAAATAGACCCGGCACTACTTACTAGTAAGGTATCAAGAGATTCACTTGGGTACCCGATTTTAGATGATCCTTTGATTCAGAATACGTTTGACATAAGACGAGATGCGGACTTCTCCAGAGAAAGAGATGACGCTGGAGATCCTTGCTAATGGTTATAACCACAACCGGAATTTCCGGCGAAAAAATTATTTTTGATAAGTTGTATGTTTCTGAAGCGGGAACAAAAGTAGATCTAAGTCTTGAAATACCAACAAGAGAGGCCGCTGAGTTCGTTGGCCGAGGTATACAGATGCAGTTTCGGCTAGCAACTGCTGCTATCGATACCGACTTGTTTTATAATACCTATAAAGGGGACCAAGATCGGCTAAAAAGAGATGTTCTGCAAAGAAATATTCCAACAGAATACGTTGATATTGATTTTTCTTTTTTGTCATCTGGTATCTCTCTTAAGAATAAGCTCTCTGAAGAAGACATAGAATTAATTTTAAGTACAAAACTTCTAAGAACAACACCAGATGGTAACAGCGTATACAGGATAGGTACTTTTGATGTCCAACACACACAAGAAGCATTTGAAAGAAGAAACATTTTTGCTTTTTGTACTCGGGTAGTCGACTATTCCCCATCGGTTCTCTCTGGAAATGAAAGATTCTTAAGTTCTACTTTTTTTCCAATAAAAGAAAGTGACACCATATACATTCCGGAAAATCCCGAAATCCTAGTAATACAAACCGCTCTGAGTGGCCCGACAAGTTTACTAAACCGAGCACAGGAGGTTGACCCCGCAACTACCGAACTCAAGGCGGCAGCGTTCTCTCAGTTGTTTCCAAGCATAAAAGATGATAGGTTTAACTTTTTATACTTCCTAGATCTAAGAAAGATCCTAGAAAACAACTCTAACTTATTTTCTTTGCTATCTAAAAAAGAGCAAGAAAGAGCATTAGAATCAACAATCATTAAAGATCAGTTGTTTAAAAAAGAAAGCAACATCGAAACTACAGCGCCAGAGTTCTTGGACAACTCTTTAGAAACTTCACAAGTAACCGGTCGTACGATCTTAAATCTCCCAGAGAACGTTATTGCTTTTACCGGCGGCGACGAGATAAGAGAATACTCAAAGAACCTAAAATACAACTTTAATACAAACATTATTTTCCTCAATGGTATTTATCCGGTTATAGAACAACTAATAAATAATACAAGAGAGATTGAAAGCTTTAGATCCTTTATGGACGACGCTTTTGCTAAGCCTGTTTTTTACAGACGAGGAACACAAGCTTTTTACCGAAATGGTTTACCAACATTACGAGAAGACCTTCAGAATGAGTTTGACAGCAGCAAAGCTCAAGATTATCCGGATCGCATAGACTACTTTATCAAAGTCATGGAAGAGATAATCCAAGCAACTGCAAAGTTTGATTCTATTGATCTGGTATTATCTGTGCGCTTCGCCATTGTCGAACTAAAAAAGCTAATCTCTTTGGATGAAAATGCGAATACAAATGAATACTCTTTTGAGTTATTCTTTAGGTTCTTTGATAGCCTAGTGAAAGAACTTCAGCAAGTTTTCCTTGGAGTTGGTTTCCAACTATCGGGCGCCTTTAGCGGGAAAGGAAAGAGTGGAAGCTCAACAAACCCTGAGAAAACTCTAATCAAAGTCAAGCACTCCTTTGGATATGAGTTTAAGCCAGAAGACTATTCTCTAAGGTATTCATATATGGGCGGTGGGCCAACAACTAACTTCCCAGCGATAACCCAAGGCGCTTATGGGCTTTTGATGAACGAGAATGTACGCAAGTACTTCACAACAGATACCCCCACTAGATCTCCTGCTATAGCCGGTATAGAGAACCCTGATCGTTATAGTGTAGTGCCAACAATGGACTATCTTACTGTCCGATCGGTAAAGAAACGAAACGAAGTTGTTTTTGACAACACTAGACCGGGTTTCTATTCAGAGGTGTCAGAAATCCAAGGCGCAAAGTCTAGCTACTTGACAGCATTAAACATTATCAAAAACAAACTGTCAAACATCAACATTGAGCGTTTCGAAGAAACATCACCAGAAAGCCCAGCACTTAAGTCTAGCTTATACAATGCGATAAACGAAGTATACAACCTTATCTCTTTTATTCCATTTCCTTTCGTTGTCGACAAGTCTGATGACTTTACAAGAGAAACAACTGATTCTATCCTAGAGAGCGCAGTATCAAATGAAGTTTTACGACCATCAGAAGACGAAAATAACGAAATCGTAGAAGCAATCTACAACTTGGATGAGAATTTCGAGGATTTAGACGAACTAAACGCCACCATCGAGAATAGGCTGAGCGTCCTAACATTATTTTTAGATTATGTTGAGAACCTAATAGAGCACCCAACCAATTATGACTCTTTATTGCTAGATGCAGGCTTGAGAAACTCAACACAATTTTTAGAATCCATAAGATCAATCAAGGGGTCTCCGACAGTTAGCGGTGATGGTTCCATTATTTCAGAGATTAGATTACCATACCCCCTATACTCGCTTTATGAGACATTCCAAACGACGCCAGATCAAGGAAGGATAACTTTCTTCTGGGGTGGTGGCCAGACAGTCTTGCAAAGCGCCCTCAATTCCTCATTTATCAGACTCAACTTCGCAAACATCAAAGAAATACAAACGCTAACAGGCTTTAGTACCTTAGAGGACGGCCAGCCTAATCTTTCCAGCCCTATTTTTGAGACCATACCGCCATCTGAAAGTTTTGAGCCGAACAGCGCACTATTTTGTAAGATGTCTAATTATAACATAGGACATAAAAACACTATGTGGTACTTAAACAGCAACAACCTTTTGGGGCTCAAGGGAGAAGCGGAACATTTCTTTATAAACAGTGTTGAGCCAGGGCCACGCCTAACTGAGGTAGGAGACTCAATACAACTAGCCACAATCGGCAATCTAACACAGGAACAGCTCGAAGAAGCGGTTGAGAACTTTGAAGGATAATTATAATGTCAGCAATTTTATCAAATAGAAGTTTACAATTTTACAATAATGAAACTGTTTTCGATCTAAACTTAAAGCAGACAGATTTCCTTCCTCAAAGTAGGTTTGGTGGGGAAGTTATCGTCTCGACAGAAACCGGCGAAACGATAGAAGAGGTTATCCCGGCAAACATCGATGTTTTCCGTTATCTAACCGGACTGGCCAGATACAAAACAACAACCGATGAAGAAGTCACGATAGGCAACATTGCCAAATTTGACGATCGAGTAACGTTTGATGGTGACACTATAAGATTCCAGGAAAGTTTTCAGTTCGAATACCGTATACCTTTCTCAAAGATTCGATTTATAAAAAACAAAACAGTCCAAAAGGTTGGCGAAGACGAACAATCTTTATTTTATGAATCTTTCCAAGACATTAAGTTTCACTTTCGAAGCTTAGAATGGGTAAAAGTTTTTCATTCACGGGAAGTTTTCATCGAGTTCCTGCAGAGAGGCGATTTCGAAGGTCGGAAATACAACCTTATCGATGACTATGCCACACACGCACTGATGGACAAGTGTGAAGAAACAATTTCGCTCTTAGCACCCAGAGCCGGCCTTAGTTCTGTAAAATTCACTATTCGCCCGGTAGGAATGAAGCCGTTTGTCGATAGATCAGAAATAGCCACTTCATACTTAGATTTAAGCATTAACACTCTAGCGCAAGTGCCCGAGACGCTAGTAAAGATGGAGAAAGAGTCAAATTTAGAAGCAGTATCTGATCTAAGATTTATTGTCGACGAGAACTACAATTTCTTATCTAGAGAGTACGAATTCGGAGAAAGAGCACCCTCAAGCCGATTCTATACAGGCTTTGAGGAAAGCTTGATGCCATCAGGCTATCTCTTTAGCATAATAAAGTACTTAGAAGCCTTGGTAGATAACATGCGCCAAGAAGACCGGCCAACTGCAACAATAACAAACTATATCAACGAACTAAAAGAAAAGCTGTTTTTTGGGCCTTTTGATTTAGAGCCAGTGCAAACTAGTCAGCAATCTGGTGAACTAACAAGAGACTTATACAACAAGTTTGGCATCTCAATCAAAAACCTTAATAATGTTGAGTTTGAAGAGGCATACGGAGAGCTGCCCGACCAACAAAAGAGAAGATTAATTTTGATTGATCCGACAGTCTCACAAAACTTTAATTTTCAATCACTCTTCCCATTCGGCAACAGGATAGAAATCTCGGATCTTCCTTCAAGCCAGTTTAATTTGTTGAACATCCTAACAAACTATAACCTAGAAGCAGAAATAATGCTCAACTTGATGGACGGCACGGCAACATCTGCAAGTGAGATAACATCAAGACAAAAAAATCTTTCCATTACTGATTACTTTACCGGTCAACCAACAACAACTTCAACTAGAGAGGCAAGAGAGTTTGATTTTTCTACAATCTTCAACAATACAACACAACCATTCACCATTAATAGGTCAACCGGACAAACTGAAATAATTGGTAAGCCAGACATTTTTGAGCAAGTAGAGCGTTTTAATTCAAGCTTTATAACACCCTACAAGAATAATCTCAACTTAACCAACTATAGAAATGAAGGAATTATTTCAAATTTTGAATTTCTTGATCAACTTAAAACAACCATCGGAAATATCGCATCAGACAACCTTCCAAATCTAAAAGACCTATTTTTGTCAAGAAAAAACAACTATTTTGAGATTTTTGCTTACAAGGTTGGTAAAAGAAACACCCTAACAGGCGCCCGTCAGCAGTTCTTTATCTTCAACAGACCAGAAGAACTTGTAGAGTTTTTTGATACTCAAGTCAAGCCAAATCAAGAATACGAATACTCTTTATCCGCATTAGCATTTGTTTTAGAAAGTTCTTATCGCTATGAGGTGGCCACTAATATAGAATTGGGTGTTGACCTTGGGTCCCGCCCCGAAGAAGACAGATACGTTTTAGGTTCAAAGGTAAGAACCAGTCAGCAGCCAAAGATAATAGAACTTCCATTGGCTTTTGAGAATTCAGTCCTAACAGACGCTCCCCCAGTTAGACCAAACGTTGAGTTTTATCCGGTAAAAGATTTTAGTGACCGAGTCAAGATTAGACTCTCATCAATGAACGCAACAGAACACGCAATGCCTGTGGTGCTTGAGAGTGGAGATAGAGCTTTATTCCAAAAGATAAGACAGTCCCAAAAAGTAAGACAAGATGAAAAGATAAGATTCCACTCAGATGAAACTCCAGCAGCCTTCGAAGTATTCAGGTTAGACCGAAAGCCAGAATCGATTCGAGATTTTGTTAGAGGAAAAAGAATCATAAGAAGTGTAACATCTAAAGATCAAAGCACAGACGGCACTTCCTTTATGGATAACATAGTTGCTAATGTAGACTATTACTATCTTTTCAGAACCTTGGACTTTCACGGAAACATTTCCAACCCAACTGAAGTATTTAAGTTTACGCTAGTCGATAACGAAGGAGCGCTCCAGCCTTTGCTTTCTACATTTTCTCTTGAAGAAATGTTTGGTGTTTTAGGGGCTGATGGAGAGTTCAGAAAAATTAAAAAAGATACTAATTCCAAAAATGTAAGAAGGTTTATAAAGATCAGGCCTAACGCTCAAGAGATCTCTTTTGTTCGTGGGCAATTTAATGGAAAGAAATCAGAGGATGTTTCATCAGTAGTTCTCGGTAGAGGCGCTTTACCATCAAGTGTAGATCCAGATAAGGTAGAATCACAAAACAACATTATCAATCAAAGGTATATGCTTGAGTTAAAATCTAAAAAAACAGGTAAGTCAATCTTTGTTGAGTTTAAATATGTTCTAAACGATTTTAACATTGCAACAAAAGAAAGAAGAACTATGGTACCAGATACTGTCACAGAGAAAGACATACAAGATGCCATAGCAAGAAGAAACGAAGGCGACCCAGTGCCAACTGGGCGCCCTAGGGCCACTCTTATGGACCGGGCTCTAGAAAACATTCGTGAAGAACAGTTTGAGACTGCCGGTGAAAGAGCAGGTACGGCCCGTGAGGTAGTAGAAGGTGACGCCGCAAACACCCTAGGCTCTATTAGCCGTGGTGGTATTGATTATACATAATAGAATAAAATTATTTAACAACTATTTATAGTAAGAAAAGGAGTTCATGCATGGCATTTTTAGACAATTCAGGCGACATCATACTCGATGCAGTCTTGACAGACGAAGGGCGACGACGCCTAGCAGAAGGAAAAGGAACATTTAGAATCACAAAGTTTGCTTTAGGCGACGATGAGATTGATTATGGCCTTTATGACAAGAACCACCCAAGTGGCTCTGCCTACTTCGATCTAGAAATCCTCCAAACTCCTATCTTTGAAGCATTCACGAACAATGGGTCGTCAATGAAGTCAAAGATCATAACAATCAACAATCCAAACTTGCTTTACCTACCGGTCATCAAACTCAACGATACGGACAGCCGAGGACCAGTAGCAGCAAATTTTGGTGCAGATACATTCCTAATCCCTGTCGATAAAACAACAAACGATAAATTCTCAGGGGATAACATTGGCATCTTGCGCTCTCCTGCTGACGATGAACTATCCTCTACCGGCAATCGATTCATTAGGGTAGATCAAGGCTTAGACACTACGTCTATTAGCCCCGGCGCTGGCCTATCATCCGATCTTAGAGAAGATACATTTATAATCGAGATGGACAATCGACTAGGTGGTCTAATTTCTGGCTTGAATAGTGAAGAACTTACAGAAAAGACCCCAAGTAACGTTGATGATGATGATATTGCAACTTACATGGTTAGTGCAACAACAGACACGTCCTTCGTAAGGGCAAATAGAAATAACAGTAGCCAACCTGGTCAGGTTATTTCAGGCCCTAGAGGAAATATATTGCAGCTTCGTATTCGTCCGAAGATTGACTTGGCAGAATCAGATTACTACTTTGACTTATTCGGTTCTGTTGATACTAGCGCTACAATTGACTATTATACCGACGTTGCAGCCAATGTTAAGTATATTGACTCATTTGTTACAATCTATGGTGCGTCAACTGGTTACACCGTCCAGATACCAATCAGGTTCTTAAAAAATAATTCATAATAAATAAAAGAGAGAAAAAATGGCATCAACATTTAAAACATTCGGATCGGACGACCAAACAGTAACGGCAACAAACCTTCACGAGGTTATTCCAATTACTGGCACAATTGTATCAGGAACTTATTCTGACAACAATATCAAAAACTATGCTCACGGTATGTTTCAGTCTGTTTATGACTATCCCTATCTAAGCTCTTCAGCAAACCACATATTTGATATAACTGTTGGTTACTCTGCAAATTCATCATTATCAGGCGCTGCTAGCATCCAGAACGCTAAAAAGATAAACATTTATAATCAGTTTGCAAAAGTTTTAGTTCAGCCTGATGTTACTGGCTCAATTCAAGATTTTGATCAGGACGGTGATATATCAGGCGGCGGCACGAAAATGAAAGAATGCTTCTTTTTCCCCTTCTCACGCTTGCTCGTCAAGGATGAAATTAAAAAAGGCTCATTCCAAATGACTGCTTATTTGAGTGGTACTTACACTAATTTGACCGAATCTAATACTGTTTATGATGCTGGCGCTCAGACTGATTACAAAGTTAACTCGCCTGCAGGAGAATATGGCTTATTATACACCAACTCAGCCGGTACTGGTACTCCAGTTGGTCATGTTTATTATCAAGCGGGAATTACTGTTTTAACAGCCAGTGTCTTTAACCTTTTTGCCCAGCCGTCCGGCTTTAATGTTGACGATGAAGACATTGATGCAGTTTTAACCGGCTCATCAATAACCGGCTCAACTGATGGCTTTAGGCACAGGCTTGACAACGTCCAGTTTAACAACACAACGGAACTCAACTCAAGTATTTACTTCTGCCGTGCCGGCTCCAACGAGTTTAACTATTCATCAAACTCAACATACCTATCGGGCTCACAGGTTGTTATAAAGAATGCTAGAACAGACACTCCTGCGTCTTATGTAACTTCCATTGGCCTGTATTCATCAGACAACGTTCTTTTAGCTACCGCAAAGCTTTCAGAGCCACTCAAAAAAGATCCAACAAACGAGCTTACATTACGAGTCAGACTAGACTACTAAAATGAAGTTCTATCAGTTCAAGCAAAACGATGTGGTCGACCAACTTCGGGTGGTCAACCCATCGTGCTCCTTTTTTGTTAACGATAGAACTGTTTATTATAACGGAGCGCCAAACAGCGCTGCCTCGCTTGGCTCAACAATAAATGGTGTTCCATCCGGCTTCATTTCCCTTTACGAGATGAATGTTGATCGTGCTAGCGATAACTTGATTTACCCTTTTGTTGTTAAAGGCGCCTCTTTGAACAACATGAGCACTGTTAGTGAAGCTTCTTATAATGCATTTTCCTATGGAGATGTTATTTCAGGATCTTATCCTCTTTCTGCTAGCATTACAAGAAACTTTTATACGGGATCAACAAGAAGAGAAATAGTATCTTTAAAAAACACTCTAAACAGACGCAGGCTTTATTCTAACCACTTTGCGTATTCTTCATCACTTGGAGATAAGAGCACACAGGATATAGCGCTTATTGATGTCCCTTCCATCTTCTTTGGTTCAGGAATGAAGGCGGATACTCTGAAACTAGACTTTTATGTCACTGGAACGCTCACAGGACGCTTGGAAGCAAACGCTAAGGGAGAGTTAGTCCAAACTCTACCAATAGACACAAACACCGGTTCAGTTGCTGGTGTGGTACTAAGAGACATGGGCGCTATCTTGCTTACTGGATCTTGGAATGTCACAACCGACAACATTGATAATTATGACCAGTCTGGAGGCACCGAAGAACCATTTAAGTGGTATTATTACACAGCTGGAATTCAAGGAAACATTGAATACACAGCCGCACTGCCATCTTCTTCTTTCCATCTTCATTTTGAGTCTACCAGCGAAGTCAATACAAAGCTAATGTTTTGCACAGCTCCTCGTGGAGAACTAAACCAATCTGAAAACCCAACATTCTATACAAAAGATAGTCACAAGCCTATAGAGTTTACTGGGTCTGTTGGTAGTTTTAGAGAGCCAGCAAGAATAATAAAAAATATAACATCAGCATCTTATCAAGATCCAACAGCCCCATTTGAGAAAACAACTTATATATCTAAAATAGGCTTATACGATGAAGATAAAAACCTTATTGCAATTGCTTCTTTGGCCAGACCCGTAAAGAAAACTGAATCTAGAGATATAACTTTTAAACTAAAGCTTGACATCTAATAAAATATATGATAAGATCATTATATGATTTTAGGTTTAGATATAAGTACAAGTATAACAGGTATAACGTTATTAGATTATAATAATAACATTATTTTAAATGATTCTATAGATCTTCGTAAGTATAAGAACTTCTTTTTAAAGAGTGAAAAAGTTGCTGAGTATTTTAAAAGTCTTTCTCAAGAACCAGATAAGATTTTTATTGAGCAATCTTTACAATCTTTTCGGTCGGGATTTAGCTCAGCTGCAACTCTTTCTACTCTCTCTCGTTTTAATGGCGTTGTCTCTTGGCTTGCTTATAAAGAATGGTCCCTAGAGCCAGGATACATTGCCGCAACCTCGGCTCGAAAACTTGCCGGCATCAAAATAACCAAGGGGACACCGGCAAAAAAACAAGTCCTGCAACATTTGCTTGACACGGAGCCCTTATTCGTGGTAGAGTATACAAGACATGGCAATCCCAAGCCCGACACTTTCGATCGGGCTGATTCACTTATCATTGCCAGGGCGGGACTACAACTATGCACGGACGAGAAAAACTAAACATTATAAAACAAGCGTTAGGACATTCTTACAGGTCGGGCGGTGAATTTTTATTTCACTGCCCTTTTTGTAACCACCGCAAACCAAAGCTTTCACTAAATGTTGAAAAAAATGTATATAAGTGTTGGGTATGCGACGCATCAGGGCGAAACATTCGTCGTTTGGTCAAGAAATTTGGTAACTGGTCGCTTCTAAAAGAATGGGATCGGTTCTCAAGAAAGATTGACTTTTCTGAATTTGACGAAAAGCTTTTATTTGAGATTTCAGATGAAGAAGAACAGCAAGTGGTTCAGCTTCCAAAGGAGTACCAAGCGCTTCATAAAAGAGAAATACCTCTAACTTTGCGACGACCACTCAACTATCTACGCTCCAGAGGCTTGACTGATTTTGATCTTGCTTATTGGAAGGTTGGTTTTTGTGAGAAGGGCATCTATAAAGACCGCTTGGTTGTTCCATCCTTTGGGGATAGTGGCTCACCAAACTATTTTATTACCAGGGCCTTCGATAAAAGCGTATGGCCGGCCTATAAAAACCCAAAAGCCAGCCGCAACATTGTATTTAACGAACTCTTTATCGATTGGGACCAAGACATTGTGATTACAGAAGGTGTTTTTGACGCCATTGTCTCCGGACCTAACTCAGTCCCACTCCTTGGTTCCACAATGACCGAGAATTCGTTGCTGCTTCGCAAGCTTATTGAGAACGACAGCACGGTGTATCTGGCCTTAGATCCAGATGCATACGAAAAAGAACTAAAGATTATGAAACTTCTACTTGATTTTGAGGTAGAAGTCTTCAAGGTTGACTTATCCGGCTTTAATGACTTGGGAGAGATGCCCAAAAACGAATTTTCACTGCGAAAGAAAAAAGCAGCACCTATCCTACAACAGGATTTATTCGAATTAACAGCAAGAAACTTACTGGAGGCGATTTAATGCGTTTTGCACAAATTTCAGACACACACATCCGAAACTACAAATACCAAAAAGAGTATCGACAAGTATTTTCACAGCTTTATAAAACTTTAAAAGAAGAAAATGTCGACTTTATTATTCACACAGGGGACATCGCACACACAAAGACCCAGATTTCACCCGAATTTGTTGAGCTAGCATCAGACTTCCTATCAAGTTTGGCTGATATTGCGCCAACTTATGTTCTTTTGGGCAACCACGATGGAAATCTAAAGAACTCAGCACGCCAAGATGCCCTAACTCCCATCGTTCAGAACCTAAAACACCCGGATCTACATCTTTTCAAGGGTTATGAGCAAGTAAACCTCTCAGAAAAGTTTGTTTTACACGCTATGTGCGTTTTTGATGACCA